ATATTAGTTTATGCCAATTATTAGAAAGAATGACGTTGTTACAGAGCGTCCAGTGATTATTGTACTTTATGGTACTCCAGGTACCGGTAAGACATCTTTGGCTACTACAGCCAACAGTCCTTTACTCATCGACACCGACCGAGGCTTTGACCGTGCCGTTCAGCGTCCAGACATTGTTGTCACGGCTTCACGTTGGGAAGACATCTACAATGCTGAGGTTATCGGTTCCTATGTTGTTGAGGATGGCAAGCAGGTTTGGAAGCCAGGATTGATCAGTGAGTGTAAGACCATCGTAGTAGACACAGCCAAGGCTATGCTCGATGACTATCTCAACGCTTTTGCTATTCAGCAAGACCCTAAGCTGGGAACCAACTCATTGAAGCGATATGGTGTGATGGGAGAATTGTTTAAGCAGTTTGTCGAAATTCTCCGTTCAAACAATTCAGACATCATCTTCATCTGTCACGACAAGGAGACACAGGAAGGAGACTACATCAAGCATTCTCCAGACTGTACAGGACAGAGCAAGGACTTGCTCATCCGTATTGCGGACCAGGTAGGTTACATCTGCAAGGAGAACGGCAATCGCGTCATCAAGTTCGAGCCACAGGACAATCGTGTTGGTAAGAATGTTGCAGACCTGCAGGACACTTGGATTCCAGCTTACGGAACAGAGGAGTTTGACACTTGCATGGCAGACATCATCAAGAAGGTGAAGAAAGCCATCGTGAATAAGTCAGATGCTCAGGCTAAGGCGCAGGAAGCCGTTGATGATGCCCGAAAGAAGCTTGCAGCCGTGGAGACCGTAGATGATGCAAATGCTCTCATCGAGGTTGCCCACGGATTGAACAAGATTCATCAGAAGGCATTCATGAATCAGATGATCAAGGAACTTGCTGTCAAAGGCATTGACTTTGACAAGAAGGGCAAGAAGTTCGTCAAGCACGAGGATGCAGCATGATGAAGCCTTTGATTAGAGTTACCCAGCTAGAGAGCTTCAGACGGTATATGTCTGGCGAATATGCTTATGTTACAGAGCAGGACGTTATAGACAATATCACTAAGAAGTTTGAGGGCAACGATTACACAAGAATAGGAACTGCCTTTCACTCCATCGTGGAGACTGGCAGTCCCCATTGCTTCAAGGAGCCGGAAGGTGTTCGTTATTTCACCTATTATAAGAAAGATAAGACAGAACCCGTTCCAAAAGGAAGAAGATTCGTCTTTGATGAAGGTGAAGCGATTCTCGACATTCCACAATGCAAGGTTGCTTTGAAATACAGAAATGAGCATCCTGGCGCCTTTCATGAGGTTCGTGAATACAAGGATTTCGGCAATGCCGTTATTACGGGATGTGCCGATATGATTGACGGACTAGAGATAAGAGACATCAAGACTAAGTACGGACCGGTATCAGACAAAGACTATATAGATAGCTGCCAATGGCAGCTTTACCTAGAATTGTTTGAAGCTGACGTGTTCCATTTTGACTTGTTTGTCTTTGAGGGCTACAATAAGGATAAGCACAAGGGAGACGTGAGAGGTCTCAAGCTTACTCCTTATGAGCCAGCAATCACTTGTTACAGATACCCGGGGATGGAAGACAAAAACCATACATTATTGCGTAACTTCCTCAAATGGGTAGAAATGAGAGAATTATTACCATATTTACCATTAACAGAATCAGATGGCTAATACAATGACAGGAAGGGTATTACTTATCGGCAATGTCGAGGAAATACCAAGCAAGAGCGGCGGAGAGCCGTTCAAAAAGAGAGTTGTGGTTCTTAACTGTACACACTCGAACTTCGGAGAGGTGTACGAGAACTACCCAAGTTTTGAGTTCAGCGGAAAGCACGTGGATGATCCTGCTGATTTTGCAGTTGGCGAGATTGTTACTATATCTTTTGCTCTTCAAGGTACCAAGTATCAGAAGAGTGCAAATGACCCGGTAAAGTATTTCAATACCATTTCGGGTTATAAGATAGAAAAGTATCAGAGAGGTGGCCAGACGCAGCAGCAAGCTCCTCCACCACCGCAGCCACAAGGAGTTCAGTCACCGGCACCGCAGCCGGGCAAAGATGATGATTTGCCATTCTAGTTATGATTTTCAATCTCAACAATGACAAGGACAGGGCAGACTACAAGGACTATTGCAATGGCCTTTACATGGATGCCCTGAAAAGCGGAAAGGGTTTTATCGTGGAGGTGAAGAAAAAGCACCGTCCACGTTCCCTCGCCCAAAACAGCTATCTGCATGTGTGCCTTCAGTATTTCGCATCAGAGTTCGGCTACGATGAAGAATATGTGAAGTATAACATTTTCAAGCAGATAGTGAACAGAGAAATCTTTGCGAAGCAGAGAACAAACAGAAGAGGACAGCCTGTAACTTATTGGAGAAGCACGGCTGACCTTGACACAAAAGAATTAACAGACGCTATTGAGAAGTTTCGGAACTATTCAAGTATGGTTGCAGGGTTGTATATACCCGAACCTAATGAAGAAGCAGCCTTGCTTGAAGCTCAGAAACAGATAGCATTATATGAAAAGTATTTATAATTATGAAATCAGATTTGAAAAATTATGTTCCTGAGAACATTGAGTTTGTATTGGAGGAAGGTGTAAAAGACATGTTCCCAATGGAGTTGGACTTCCTTGCTTTGACCGAGGAGAACCTTTGCGGAGAGAAGCCTTTGAAGAATAAGGCAGACATCCTTAAGTTTGTCGGAAAGCACTTCACGGCGACCTTCCCTGACAACGAGTTGGTTACACGTTTCCTCGATGAGTTCGAGAAGAAGAACATCAGAGAGGAGTATTGCACACTCGAAGAGAACGTTGTGCCAGCTCGCAAGCTGGAGTTGGAGGAGGCTTTGGAAAAAGCCAAGAAGATGAAGAAGGATGCAGAAGAGGCTTATGCTTCTGTCCTTATGGAAGTAGCCAAGTACGCCGCTGAGGTGCGCCAGGGAACTGTTGATATGCGTCTTAAGTCGAAGAACGTGTTCTGTATTGCATTGGCAGGTTACTATCTCGTATATAATTGGGATGCAAATACCGAGAAGTTCTTACTTGCAAAGGCTTATGCTATCCCGGACCGTTCTGAGATTTGGGCAAATGAGGTCAAGAACCGTGAGAGCATGAAAGAGGTCTTCGGATTGGAGTTCCCAGAAGAGGAGCAGCCAAAAGAAGAAGCTCAGCCAGAGCAGTCTTCAGATGATGACGATGATGAATTACCATTCGGCGAGTAATGAAGTACACTCTTAGAAATTATCAAAAGCAAGCTAGTGATGCAGCCGTAAGGCTGTTCACTAGCAAGGCTGACAAGAACGGATTGGTCATCCTGCCTACGGGTGCAGGAAAGAGCTTGGTGATAGCAGATATCGCCTCTCGTCTGGAAGGGCCGCTGTTAGTATTTCAACCTAGTAAGGAAATTCTTCAGCAGAACTTTGCCAAGCTGCAAAGCTATGGTATCTTCGATTGCGGTTGCTATAGTGCCTCTGTAGGATGTAAGGATATAAACAGAATAACCTTTGCCACCATCGGAAGCGTAATGAACCATATGTCAGACTTCGATTGTTTCAAGAACATCATAATTGACGAATGTCATTACGTAAACTCTAAAGCTGGGCAGTACAAGGAGTTCATAGAAGCGAAGAACAGACAGGTTGTTGGATTAACAGCCACGCCATACCGTCTTGATCGTGCCGAAGGAGGTTCCATCTTGAAGTTCCTCACGAGAGTAAGACCTAGAATATTTTCAAAGGTCATCTATTGTTGTCAGATTGGAGAACTGCTTTCTAAAGGTTATCTCGCAGACTTGCATTATTACGATTTGACGACATTGGATTTAAGAAGAGTCAGAAGCAACTCCACCGGTGCAGATTATGATGAAAGAAGTCTCCTCGCAGAGTATGAGCGTAGCGGATTCTACGATAAGTTATCAAACACAGTGGTCAAGGTTCTGCAGCCTAAAAGCGGCATTCCCAGAAAGGGAGTACTTGTATTTACCGCTTTCACAAGGGAGGCCAGGCAGTTGGTTGATAAGCTTCAATCACTCGGAGTCAATGCCGCCATCGTGACAGGAGAGACACCAAAAAAGGAGCGTGAAGCCATTCTCGAAGGATTCAAGAGGAGAGAAATAAAGGTTGTTGCCAACGTAGGTGTGCTGACTACGGGATTCGACTACCCTGCCCTAGACACCGTTGTTTTGGCACGCCCGACGAAATCTCTCGGGCTCTACTATCAGATGGTAGGCCGCGCTATCAGACCTTTTGAAGGAAAGGACGGGTGGATAGTTGACTTGTCGGGAAACTATAGCCGGTTCGGAAATGTCGCAGACCTCTTTATTAGCAGACCTCCAGGAACTACGAAATGGGCGGTGTATTCCAGAGGAACACAATTAACTAATGTAGTATTGAAATAAAAAAAGATATGTTTCCATTTTATAATAAAAAGAAGAAATCTCCTTCTGCTCCCAAAAAGAGAAAGAAGAGTAAGCCTGATTTGGTCAAGAGACTAGACAAGGTGTTTGCGTTGTATATACGTCTGAGAGACTGCATGCCAAGCGGCATGGGACAATGTATCAGCTGCGGAAAGATAAAGCCGTACAGAGAGCTTGATTGCGGTCATTTCTTCGGACGTTCCAACATGGCCACCCGATTTGATGAAGATAACTGCAATGCAGAATGTATCGGGTGCAACAGAGTGAAGTCAGACCATCTTATATACTACCAGGAGAATCTGATAAAGAAGATTGGTGTTTCCCGATTTTCCACCCTGCGAGAGCGTGCTCACTCCATCAAGAAATGGGATGATGACGAGTTGGAGAAAATGATTAAGTATTATACTAATGAAGTAAAGAGACTGAGTTATGAGAAAGGTATCACCGTTAATCTGTAAAAAATATAAGTCCCCAGTGTTTCACAACACCGAGGACTTGAACCAATTAAAATCCTATAAAGATTATACTTTAAAGGGATTTGTTTGCAAAGGTAATGAATTATTTTCAAATTGCCAAATAAATCCCAATAAAAAAAGCCTGCTCGCCAGCAGGCTAAAGAGAAACCCATACAATATTCTTTTACAGAATATAATGGAAAAAACTTACTGCAAAAGTACTAAAAAAAATTGAGATAACCAAATATATATCTAAATATATTTTGGTATTTTTGAATATTTGAGTTAATTCTTTTGCATATATCGAATAAAATTCGTAATTTTGCATTAAGGAGAAACAATATAGTTATAAATAAAATATTATACAATATGGAAGAGACAGAATTTCTTAGAGATTTTGAAGGAATCAAGGACTACAGAACGTTCTTGGTAGGCTTGGACAAGCAGTTCAAGTCGGCAGGTATGTTGTATCGTGAGTTTAAGATTTTGGAGGGGATGGCTTTTATCGCTTTAAAGATTAGCCCTTCTATCCACAATTTTATCTCTAAGCAGCAAAGTGCTGTTTACAGTAAGTTGCAGACCGAAGTTGACTCCCTGGCAAATAGTATAAAGCGAGGTAAGATATGCTTCATTAAGAACGAGGACTTGAACCAATAAGATTATGAAATATAATTGCATCAGAAATAGTGATTCTCCAGAAGTAATGAGAGCAAGGGTGAAGCACGGCATAGCTGCCTACGGCATCTACGTTGCTCTTATGCAACTATTGGAGGAAGACGAGGATCATAAGCTGTCAAAGGATTATTCTATGATAGCTTATGAGATGCGTGTTGATGTTTCCGTGGTGCAATCTGTAGTTGAGGATTTTGATTTATTCGAGGTTGAGGAAGAATATTTCTATTCTAAGGAACTTTCAGACACCATCGAGCAGGCAAGAAAAGTCAGCGAAGCTAGAGCTAGAGCCGGTCGTGCAGGTGGTGCAGCAAAGGCTAGAAATTTCGTAGCAAATGCTAAGGAATCTTCTAGCAAATGCCAAGCAAATGCTAGCGAATCTCTAGCAAATGCTACAAATTCTCTAGCAAATGCTACAAATTCTCTGGCAAATGCTACAGATATTCTAGCAAATGCTAGCGAATCTCTAGCAAATGCTAAGCAAATGCCAGAGTCCAAAGAAAGTTCCCCAAACCCTTCAAAGAATATATATTCCGTTCCTACGGAACGGGAAGATAATATAAAATTATCTTCTCCTTCTAGCGCGCGCACGAGGAAATCGAAACCGAAAGAGTTTACCATCTGCCACAAGGGACGGCAAATATTCGAGAAGTATTACCAAGAACTCTATGACTCCGCCTATTATTGGCAACCCAAGGATGCAAAGGCTATGAACTCTATCCTAAAGAAGATTTCTTTTGCTAGAAGTCACAAAACAGTGCCGCTTCCGATAGATGACGAGAGCTTGCTTAAGGCATTGGAAGAGTTTCTACGTCGTATCGACAAGACTTGGATAATGAACAATTTTTCGGTTAACAAAATTGATTCTCAATACAACGAGATAGTATCAGAAATGAAAAATCATAGACAAAACGTAACAGACAATGGAAACAATACAAAGACAGGATGGAAAGCTCCAGACCACAAAGACACATCAGCGTATCGGTCGGGGTTTGGAGTTGCCGTTGGAAAATAGAGAAGTCAAGAACTTTCTTTACTATGCCTACAAACGAGAGGTAGAGAAAAGAAAAAGAACGTTCGTCTTCACTGACGAGCTAAAGGAAGCAATATCGAAAGTCGGGGATTTTCTTACTACAGAGACAAACTTTTACGGGCTGTTTATGCCCGGCAGTATTGGAAACGGCAAGACTACAATGCTAAAGGCTATTCGAGATTTGCTAGTTCATCTTGTGGACTCAAACAAGATTAGCTATTGCGAGGGTGACAAATATCCGCGATTCGTCAAGGCTAGAGATATGGCTTACATGATTCACGAAGACATAAACGAGTTCAGAGCAATCATGAACACTAAGTTTCTCTTGATTGACGATTTGGGTGCTGAGCCAACGGAGATAGTCACTTACGGAATGCACTACAAGCCGTTTGACGAGTTGTTGGACTATCGCTATGAGCAGATGCTGCCCACGATTATCAGTTCAAACCTAACGGCCATTGACATCGGACAGAAGTACGATGACCCAAGAATTGTAGATAGAATGCACGAAATGTTTGATATTTTAAGTTTTGAGGAGGCATCGTTCAGATGAGTTTAGAACAATCACCATATCAGAATCAGCCATTAGTAAATGACCCAAAGGCTGAGCAGTATGTTATCGGAAGTCTTCTTGTTGATCCTACCGCATACACTCTAGTAAGCCAGTATCTAGATGAAGACTGTTTTTACGACCCCATGTGTAGGGATATATGGAAGGCTGTTGATAATATGGGAAAGCAAGGTATGCCGATAGATGTCATATCTGTTTCTGCCGAGCTCAGTAAGCAGAAGTCGAATGTAACAGCATTGGACTTGATGAACATTTCGGCACAGATTGCATCATCTGCACATGTAGAATATCATGCCATCAGATTGCAGGACCTTGGTAGAAGAAGAAAACTCTGGGTTGTCGGGCAGCAGCTTTCCAAGGTTGGATTGTCGGAAGAGATTCTGACCGCAGATGCCCACCAAGAGGCTATAGAGAGTATCGGAGGAGTATTTGAGAAAGCAGATGGAGTGTTCACGCTCGATGATGCAATGAATAGTCTAAACGAGATAATGGTTAAGAATGCCACAGTTGGAGGTGTCACGACAGGAACCAAGACCGGTATGGAGAGATTCGATGAAAAGGGAGGTCTGCAGAAGTCTGACTTGATTATCGTAGCCGGTGAAACTTCTCAGGGAAAGACGAGCCTCGCACTTTGTATGACAAGACACGCCATCGAGAACGGAGCAAAGGTTGCTTTCTACTCTATGGAAATGACGAAGGAGCAGCTTACTGCACGTCTGCTTTCTGCCAAGACGAACATCCCGGCCAACAATATCCTCTATTCGGGCAGTCTGGCGCCAAGCGAGATAAGGATGATTGATGATGCTAGAGGAAAGTTGCCCGGAGAGAATTTATTCTTTGATGACAAGAGCACGTCAAATATAGATTCTATTCTTCTTTCCATCCGAATGCTTAAGATGCAGAAGGACATAGACGGAGCCGTAGTTGATTACTTGCAGATTCTTAACGTAAACTCCAGGAGTACGAGTTTCAGCAGGGAGCAGGCTATGGGTGATGCCGCACGAAGATTCAAGAACCTCGCAAAGGAACTGAACATATGGATCATCGCCCTAAGTCAGTTGTCTAGAGATAGTAACTGTCCGGAGCCGAATCTGAACCGACTGCGTGATAGTGGACAGATAGGAGAAGCTGCCGATGTTGTCATCCTAGTCTATCGAGCAGAGTATTACAACAGAGCGTACCCTGCCCCATTTGATAACAAGGACGATTATCCTACTGACGGAACGGCTATGATAGACGTTGCCAAGGGACGTAATATCGGAACGTTCAAATTCTTTATGGGATTCAACAAAAATACGACAAATTTTTTCAAGACGAATTTAATCAACGAAGATGTACAGGTGCCTTTCGAAAAGCCAGAAGAAGCAGATGCACCATTCTGATAATCAGATAGTTGCAAAGCACTATAATTTAGTATTTTTAACTAAAATAATCGTTGGTAAATTTGCATATATCAGAAAATTTTCGTACCTTTGCATATAGATAAAAGGTAGTACTTTTGACTATTCAGAGCCTACCTTATAAGTTGAACCAATTAAAATTATAAAGATTATGAATACAAAATTAAACTCGCTTAACGAAAAGCAGAGAAAGTTGTGGGCAATAATTCGAGAGGCATTGAATTATGAAGACACGGATGAGGACTTTTATGAATTTAAGGAAGAGGCTGAAGGTCTGCTTGCTGACGATGAGGAAGATTTCTATGTTACATACAATAGTATGGATGACTTTGATGCTTCTGATGTGATAGACCTCATTAACGCATAGTAATCATTAATAATTCGAAGGCTATGGAAGAATCTTTATCAGAGTACATGCTTCGCAGATTTTGTTCTGCTTATCCAACGGTTCCAATTACGCTTTCAAAAGTCAAGGCTTATCTTGACACAGTTGATGATTGGAGAGAGTTAGACGATAGCCATTTGGCACTATTATACAATTTTAATCTTAAAAAATAGAAAGGGAATAATTATGAGAAATTCAAATTTCAATCTTATCAAGTCTTTGGGCTATGTTGTAGTGTTGGTAAGTATGGCTTCGCACTCTGTACCGCACGAATATTGGCAAAACACAGAAGACGGACTTCTGTATGGTCATGTTGGTGACAGTGAAGAAGAACACAAACTTTTAATGATGGAAGGTGCTGTATGAAATATTGTATCGAAAGAATTTGCCCCACAGGTGATGTTTCCGAAGAGTTTGGAGACTACTCCGATGAAAAGGAAGCTAACAGAAACGCAGAGCTACTAAACATGGTAGATCCATTTAATAACTATAAAGTAAAGAAAGAAGCATGAAATACCAAGAGTTCAAGAAAAAGCAGCAGGATGAGTTTGGCAAGCTGCCAATGAAGGCTGCATTTGGAGACAAGCAGTTTAAGGAAATGATGGCTGAATGGGGGCTTACCACAAGTAAGGAAGACCTGGAAAAGATATGTTCCATCGGTGCCGGTGCTTATTGCCTCAAAAAGGATTACCACTTATTTCTGGTATTCGGTGAGCGTTCCGTTAAGGAATCAGAGGAGTTTCTGAGCAGCGATGAGAATTTGGTGGATGCCTTGAAATATGAATTTGGCAATCATGAGTGTGGCCTTACCTTTGAGTTTGAAAATGGTATCATCGCTTTGGGATATACCGTTAAGGAGTTTCTTTCAGATGACAGAAAGAAGAAGCTTTTTGTAAAGGCACGTAAGGAATACATTAATAGTCTGGAGGGTTAATATGAATACAAAGAATTTTGGAAACGGATATGTAGGTATCAAGATCAACAGTATTTCAGAAATAATGAAATACAATGCTCTAAAAGAGCAATTTTCTATTTGGAACGAGTATGAAGGCACTTTTGATGACGATGTCGAGGTTACGGATGACGATGGAAACGTCACTGAACGAGAGCCGACAGAAAACGAGAAGATAGAGCGTTACCTGGAAGCTTTCAATAATGGAACCATTTTATATGCAGTTTTCCAGCTGGATTGTGGACGAGTCTTTTCCGATTTAGCTACTACATATCAGAGCAAGTATGCTATCGGACAGCAGGTCTTCATTATGAGGGACAACAAAATTGTTTCGGGTAGAATTGTCCTTATATCTCTTTCAGACTATGAAGATGTCAAAAAGCTTTATGTTGATTATCGTTCTAGAGATATAGGCGAAAGAATATACAATATAGTGAGTACAAATTTGTGCCCTACAAGCTATCGAAATTATTATTCTTTCAGTGAGCGCGACCGTATAGAAAGATGTCTCAAAGCAGCACTAAATAATAATTATGTTATCCTAGAGATAGACAGAAACTATGTAAGTAAAAGGCTTGGAGATATATTCTCTTCAAAAGAAGAACTTGTCAAACATTTAATGGAACAATAGATATGAACATAATAAGAGCTACAGGTAATACGAAGAACAGAATAGATGCCATATTTACGGGCAGCAAGTATCTGTTCTTCAGCCCGGATTTCGGATTGGTTGCTATTGCAACGAGAATATCAATGGATGAGAACTGCTCTTACTTCAATGTTGAGCTGACAGAACAAATTAAACCTAAGTTGATCTACAAGGTTGTTGAAAAGGAAGAAGCTTCCATTAAACGTATCTGCCAATTCAACTGCATCAATTTAGGAGAAATGCCACAGCATACTCTTCCATACGTGATAGACTTAACATTGGAAAGGAGATAGCTATGGTTGTAAAGGAAATGGTTCAGTACAAAAGAACTGCTGATATGGAAGAACTCTATCTGATGCTCAATAATGATTCTGTAGCCTACGACCTTTGGCACGATGCTGCAGAAAATTACGCCCTGAAGATGGTAAATGGAGAGGCGGTAATGATGGAGAATGTTGCCCATGTGATGATTGCAAGAATCATCCAGTCATGTGACAGACTGATAAACTGGCGCAGAAAGATGATTACTGATGCCCTGGATATTACCAAAGAGCAGAAGGAGATTGTTGCATGGCAGTGGTTCTATAATAGCATGATGGATTTATATACTTATTATAAAGGTAGGCAAAAGTAAGGTTTAACATAACGGGTATTAAGGACACCCACAAGTTAGATACCTTATTCTTATCTGGCAGCCGGAAAGACGGCAGCCTACCTTTCTAAAATATGCAATTATGAAGGATTACGATTATTTATCTCTTATCGTTGAGATTTCCCCACAGCATCAGAGTTGTTTTGAGGAAATTGAGGATTACGAGAAGGTTTGCAGACTGAATAGTGTCGGTGACCAGAACGCCATCTTGGAATTTATGCTCCAATGGGATTACGGCGAAGATACATCAGATACGCAACCCGAGTTAGACAAATATGAAGATGTGCTCATCGAGACCGACACACATATTCTAGCAAGATGTGAGTCAAAGAACTTCGGTTGGCAGGGTGACGCATTCTTCCTTTACAGAAAGGACAAAAAGAAATGAAGAATATTTATCATATACATCAGTCTTCCAATTCCTATTGGGATAGCCGTTGGACTGACACAGATTATTATCTTTGCGACAGCGAGGATGAGTATCAGCAGAAATTAGCTGAATATACCGAGAAGCGTAAGCAAATCGAGAAGGAGTTCAAGGAGAACCCAACGGAACTTAGCAAGAGTCGCGCACTATTCTTGCAGCTCAGCAAGGAACAGAAGGTGCATGCCAGCGAATACTACTACGGTCATGAATGGTGCGGCAAGGAGTTCGATGCTTTCGGTTTCTGCTGGAGTGAGAGGTTGGAGAGAAGCACGCATTACAAGTACTTTTTGAAGCCGGGTTCCGTAACAAATGAAAGCGTAAGTTCTGCTGTAGGCAGATTTACAGGATATGGAAGTTAAACTTAATAAGATTGGAGGTGAGTCATGTAGAATTAAGTAAAAATCATCGTTAATCAATGGTCGGGATTAAATAACAAACAATGTTTGATATTCTTTATTTTGCGACAGCTCGGAAAGACGGCACCCGACCTTTAAATTTAAAATAATATGGAAATAGAAGAATTAATAAAAATAGCAGAATTAATAAAAATAGCAGAGTCTGATTCCTGGACTGTCACCGAAGAGGAATACACGAATGGAAAAGGATTGCTCTTTTCAAGACATTCACCTGCAGGTCAAGACTTCTCGATATCAACCGGACCATTTGAAAGTGCAGAAGAATTGATCAACAGCATCCACCAGCGTTACGTAGAATTTGATGCTGACTGTGAAACATATTTATGGTTAGACAACGAGGGCCATGGAAAGAACGGAGCACCATATCGCATGAGGGATGTGCTGGAAGACATGGAGGCTTGCGAGAAAATGATTTACGACTTATTTATTTGTTATCTGGACGCTTATGAAAAGAAGTGAATTATTTATGGCTTGCGCCAATGAGTACAGTTACAGATGCAATTCTGATTGCGACAACTGTCAGTTATACCTTCGTTACTTAAAAGAAAAGGAGGATTGATTATGAAAGGGAAAGATATTATCGTAGTTAGCAGTTTTGGTGTACAAGCGTACTATCCTATTGGGCAGAAGCTTAGTATAAATGGGAGAACCTGTGTAGTAGCGAAAAGTGGAGATTGCGTTAATTGCGCTATTTGTGTACCTAACGTTCCGCTCCGCGACCAAGAAGTTACATGTGCGAACTTAGCTTGTACGGCTGGCGACAGAAAGGATAGAACTAGTGTTCATTTCAAAGAGATTTAATTATGACAGTATATCTAATTTATAAAGATGATGCCTGGCACACAAAAGGGAGCGGCAAATTACTTAGAGTAGCCGATAACCTTCAGAAATGCTACGCAACAGCCGAGGCTAACGGAGCTTCGGAAGAGCAACTTAAAGATTTGCGCAATATCGGGCATAGCCAATGTAGTGGTAAAAGCTACGAGTTTAACATTGAAACATGGGAGGTAACATAATATGAAATATGACGTTTGCATTCAAGAAACTTTGAGTAAGACAATAACCGTAGAGGCAGAATCAAATACGGATGCTTGCTCCATGATTAGAGAAAAGGTTAAGAATGGTGAGATTGTCCTTTCTGCCGATGATTACACCGGTTGTAGAATTATAACGGCACAGAAAGCGTATGGAAGTGAAGACAACGAAGACTGAGTTCAGAGAACTGCTTAGTGTTCTAGAAAAAGCAGCAGCTTTTATTAATGAAAAATCCACAAGGTCCAAAGACTTTGATTTGGCTAGAAGATTAATAATGTCAAAGGCTTTGCTAGCGAAAAGGAATGGCAGTCTTCAAGGAGAAAGCGGCGATAGTCATTAACGGCATCGTGTATGTAGCGGAACCAATGGATGATTGCGAGGATTGTGCGTTTTGTACGGGCTTGGCACAATGCAGCGTAGATTTCATTTGCATCTCTATGAGAGAAGCATTCCGTAAGGGTTTTAGAGACAAGCCTATAGGTTTCAAAAAATGGAAAGGTTATGAAAGGATCAGAAACATTCAAGAAGGTAATCAAGGCATATCTTGACAAGCGTGCAGCAGAGGATGAATTGTTCGCAAAAGATTACGCCAAGCCTGGTAAGAATATCGATGACTGCTGCGACTTTATTATTTCAGAGGTCAAGAAATCCGGAAGACAGGGGTTTGACGATGATGAGATTTATGGAATTGCAATTCACTATTATAATGAAGAAGAAGTTTCATTCACCAAGAATCAGAATTGCACCATTGTTACAAATCTCTCAGACCAGACCAAGGAGAATCTGGAGAAGAAGGCTGAGGAGGAATTCAAGCAAGCCAAAATCATCGAACTCCAGAAGAAGGAGTCCGCTGAAAAGGAGCGCTTGAAGAAGAAAGCCGAGGCTCAGAGAAAGAAAGATGCTGAGATTGGTCAGTTGAGTTTGTTTGATTTTTAAATATGTGAGTTATGAAGCCAAGAAATAAGACAGAACGTGAAGTTGTAAAACTCTCGGACAGAATTCCGGAGTTATCAGACAAGCAACGTGAGTGGGCCATCAAGACTTGCATCTCTGAAGATGATGCCTACAAATACAGTGATAGATTTTCTAGAGGATGCTTCTACCTTGTATGCACATTCAAGGGATGGCAGGTTCTCAGGTACTTCCAGGTAAGAGTGAAGTTCCGGTTCCACAAGATGGTTAAGGAGAAGATTTACTTCAAGGAGTGTATGCAGCAATGGTTGAAAGACGGGGAATATGTTTTTCTTGCCAAGCAGCGAACCAGCGGATATATAGAAGATGCTTTTTCTGCTTTCGGAAAGTTGGAAGTAAGAACGCATACTGTATGGAGTTTCTTGGGTGATCCTCGTGATATTGGATTCGATGGAGTATATTACGCTTCAGTCCAAGGCAAGTATAAATATGCTCTCAGAGACTTCGGGGAAAAGATTCTGTGTGACGAAATCTTCCGTTCCGTCAATGCTAACCCATACAATGAAACTCTCATGAGACGTGATATTGATATGTGGAAGGTGTGTAAGTACCATGAAGCTGTCTTCGACAGAGAAAAAATGTCTGCCGTCAAGATTGTTGTCAGACACGGAAAGGCTTCTTATATTTACGATAGCTTGTGGTGGGATATGCTCGACAGTATTATGTATCTTAAGAAAGATGTACGTAACCCTTCTATAGTTTGCCCGGAGAATCTTCGTGAGGAGCACGACAAGTGGCTAAAGGCAGCAGACAACAAGAAAAAGAAAATGGAGGACAGAATGACTAAGCTGCGTTTGATTGCGGAAGAGAAAATGCAACTCAGATATCTGGAGCAAGCTGCTAAAGCCGAAGAGGAGAATAAGAAAAAGGCAGAAGCAATGGCTAATGTATATGTTGACAGAAGAAAGCAGTTCTTTGACATTGACATAAAGGATGGCGCCATAGACATACAGGTTCTTAAGTCCGTCCAGGAGTTCTTTGAAGAGGGCAAGGAAATGGGGCACTGTGTATTTAGGAACGGTTATTACGATGTGAACAGAAAGCCGAACTGCCTCATACTTTCTGCCAAGGTAAACGGGCAGCGTATGGAGACAATCGAGGTAAACTTAGCCGATGTTACCGTTGTTCAATGCCAGGGCCACGGAAACATCAATTCCGCTTTTCACGATACCATTCTGAAGCTTATCAAAGATAATCTGTGGCAGATAGAATCCAGGCTCCCGAACAGGGCTAGTAGAACGGCGTAATTTTTAGTATTTTTGGCTAAAATTTTCGTTTGATATATTTGCATATATCGAGATTTTTTCGTACCTTTGCGTATGAGAAGAGCCTATTTTGCGGTGTTTTTGACTATCCAAGCCGCATATATGCACAATTTTATGTTAAAATATAGTTAATTTTAGATTTTAAGTATTTAATCATTAAATATTTTATTAAATTTGCAGCGATGGAATACGATTACAGTAAGCTCAGAGAGTTCATCAAGCGTTGTAAGTGGCAATGGGCCACTTCAATGATAGACGTTCCTCATGAGTACATTCACAGAGACAAGTGCGCATTGACAAACGACGAGTTCTATTACTTCGTCAGCGCACAGCGAGACAATGGAGTCCATGAAAGATGGGGGAAGTATAATTTCCCTTACCTTTACATTGATGGTTACAAGTATTGGACGATGGGTGACCCATTCGAGACTACTTGGATTTTGAACAGACAGAAGGTTTTCAACGAGTTCGACTTCCTGGAGTGGCCGGTACCGCGAATCTATTCGAATCAGGAAATGGACGTGATGGCAAAATCTATCATGTTCACGTTCAAGGACAGAAGATTTTTCGAGGCAGGCATCGGAAACGGAGACTTCGTCGCCTACACCAAGATAAAGCCGGAGATGTATTATGGAGTTGATCCTAGCAAGAAAGCAATCAAGCAGTTCAGGGAGAAGACCTCTGGTTTTTTCCGAAGATGTTCTACTATTTCTTTTGAGGAGGCAATAAAGAAATGGATGTCGGCAGACAGCGTTGTTGTTGCTCTCTTCGGTACCGCTTCCTACTTCATGCCTCAGTATCTCCGCAAACTGGGCGAGAGTGGTTTGGATTATTGCCTTATGTTCTACAAGGATGACTACACCCCTGCAGAGTTCGAGGAAATGCACCATTTCACCTATGACAGAATGCAGTTGAAATCGATGTTCCCGAATTGTAACATATACAATCACAAGAATTTCTTAACCATTTCAAGTAAAAAAATCACCTGGCAACAGGCAACAGTAGAAAATGAATTATTCCCAGTATGATAAAATAGCAAGTAAGTACGACACTTTGTTTCGTGATGAAATGAGTCTCGTTGAGAACCGTGAGGTGGGGCAAATGCTCCCACCTCTCAGCGGTTCAATCCTAGACATCGGATGTGGTACCGGCTTGCTGACAGAGATTGCAGAAATCGACCCACAGGAATATCTAGGAATTGATCCTAGTAAAGGAATGTTGGAGCAGTTCACTAACAAATACCCAGCCTATAAGGATAGGGTTGTATGTGAGCCTTTCGACGGAAAGAGTTTAGATTGCAGGAATTTCAACAATATCGTAGCATTGTTCGGTTCCCCATCTTATCTTTCCCGGTACGCTGTTCTTGCTATATCACAGTGTAAGGCTCGTAAGTTCTTGATGTTCTACAAGGGGAAGTATCATCCAGTCACTTACGAGAAATGCGATGTAGAGTTCAGACATTTTTTCTATTCAAAGAAGGTCTTGTGCAGTCTTTTTGGTGAAGAAAATGTATCAGAGTATCACAATTATTTAATAGTAAATTGCGTATGACATCACAGAAAGGTTTGCGTTATGATGGCAGTATTGACAAATACCCCATCACAGAAGGCGAGATTTACAGTTTAGGCAATGGTAGCAAGATTACCATTGCCGATATTACTTTGGGACTTCCGGAGTTTTCAAAGAATGCCGATTGCGTATTCATCGACCCAGCAGGAAGTAAAGGTGTCCTCAAAGCGTATTATACCAAGGCGGAGAAGCAATGCCCGGTTGATAATTTTGACGAGTTCGTTGCCCACATCAAGAGGTGCATCGAGCAAATTAATCCGGACAGACTATTCGTCGAGTGCTTCTACAGAAATAAGAAACAGTTGGTTCCTATGGTAGAATCGCTGTTCCCTCATGTAAAAATCTACGAGAACACCTATTATCATAAGCCAGATTGCAAGTGCTGGATTATCCAAGGCACCAAGCAGGCAGAAGACTGGGGACTCCAGGGAATGGATGAATGGGATGCGGTGTTCAAGATTTGTAAGGATGTTCCGTTCAGCTCTATCACAGACTTCTTCATGGGTCAAGGACTTGTTGCCCAAGCAGCCTATGCCGCAGGTAAGGCTTTCTATGGTAGCGATATGAACAGAAACCGTTTGGCTGTAGCCATAAGCAAGGTAGCCAAGCGAGGTGGAGAATGGACAGTAACTAAATAATTAAGCATATGATTAAACTCTCTCAGATTATCATCCTCAACGTTCCGAAGCGAGAACGTGAGGGCAAATACCTTAAGAAGTTGATAGAGACAAGCACGAAGCCTTATGGTATTCCTGTCAGTATCTCTATGGACCGAGGTAAGGGTCTTTGGGACAATTATTCCCAAGCGTTGACGCAAGAGGTAGCGGAAGGAACCCATCGCATGATTATCCACGATGACATTACCTTTGACCGCAACATTCTTGCCAAGATTTTACATATTCTCTCTTTTGCTCCCGAAAACAATGTTATCAGTTTCTACAATCCTACAAATGGTGACTATACTGATTGTTACGCAAAGGGCAAGCACGTTATTTCTACAAAGACTAACTTCTGGCTGCAGGCTAGCGTATATCCAAATGACCTGGCCAAGGACTTTGTTGAAACTTCAAACAAGATGACGGATGATCAGACACGTTATGATGATTCGCGCCTTAAGGCATACCTTCAGGCAAAGGGTATCGACCTTTATGCTATCGTTCCCGGTCTGGTTCAGCATTTCGGTGCATACAGAAGCACGTTCAACAACCCTGGTGCCGTAGGTGGCATTCCTCGAAACAGCAAGACCTACGACAACCAGTTTGATGTAGAGTCTGTAGATTGGGAGAGTGAGTTCAAGAATCCTTATTTGGCTAAGTCAAGCAAGGATTGGGTTAAGGAAATCGTAAACAAGGAATTTCTCGATGAATACAAAAAACTCTAAGGAAAATCTAGCCTTGAAATTGGCAAAGGACAATATCGAGGTTGAGCAGGTGAAGCCGCTGCATATTGAATACGTTAAGGTTGATGACATTTATCCGAATGACTATAACCCTAACACGCATGATGCAGACAGCTTCGACCTTCTCATCAAATCGTTGCTCTATTTCGGATTTACTCAGCCTATCGTTGTCAACCGCTCGACGATGCAGATTGTGGACGGAGAGAACAGATACCGCGCCGCCTGCGTCATCGGATATGAGATGGTTCCTGTATGCTTTGTTGATTTCGACGAAGAGAAGTTGAGATATGCAACAATCATGCACAATGCCGCTCGCGGCCACAACAATAATGAAATGATGGGTAGGCTTAAGAATTACCTTGACACCCATTTCAGTAATTCCAGCGACAAGGTATTATTAAACAATAGAAAGAAATGATATTTTACAGTGACAAAAACGTTTATGAAGCAGCTCTTGAAAGATTCAGATACATCTTTCGGGAGTTTTATGGTAAGCGTAAGATTGTCGTGACGATGTCGGGAGGAAAGGACTCTACCGTGGTTCTCAACCTTGCGCACGAGGTTATGAAGGAGATGGGAATTGAAAAGATTCCCGTCCTCTTCCTAGACCAAGAGGCAGAGACTCCAATGACTATCGAGTACATACGATACATCATGCACTTGCCGTGGGTTGAGCCATATTGGATTCAGTCATACTTCCAGGAATGGAATGCCTCAAAGGGAGAATGGTTCAATGTATGGGGGCCTGGAGAAAAATGGATTCGTGAGAAGGAACCGGATTCTTATGGTGATTTAGAAATCCCTCACAATCAGTATTTCTCCAAGACCCTCGACCAGGTACACAGAATGCTCTTCGGCAAAGACTACCTAACTTTAGGTGGTGTCCGTATCGAGGAGTCGCCGGCACGATTGTCGGGTCTTACTAGAGGCGAGTGCCTTCCAGGTATTACATGGGGAGGTGGTGGCGGATATTATAAAGACGGCACGCCGAGAAGTCTGGTACTCTACCCTATTTGGGATTGGAAGGTTTATGATGTATGGTATTACATCTTCAGCAACAAGCTTCCGTACTGTAAGCTCTATAACTATCAGTTCACGCAGAAGCCGCTGAGAGCGTGCCGAGTAAGTTCCCTCATTCATGAGCAGGCTATCCACGACTTAGGTTTCATTAAGGAAGTGGATCCATGGTTCTACGACAAGCTGGTGCGAAGAGTGGCAAACGTCAATACATCTGTACACGTCTTTAACGAAGTGGCAACATACTGCTACAACTTGCCACCTTATTTCAAGGATTGGGATGAATACGTTGATTATCTCGCAGACAATCTTTGTGAAGACAAGAAGAATGCGGAGACTATCAAGAAAGGCTACCGTTCCGCCAAGAAGAGAAATGTAGCTAAAGCCGGTCATTGCCAGGAGTGCATTGATTACGTAATACATCAGATTGGTTATACCAGCGCTGTCTGTGTCATTGCGGAAGATTTCGGAATGAAGCGCATTCAGAGCGTAGAGCGTTCTTTGCGTCAGTATTTGAGCGACAATTATGTTAAAATAGAAAAAGCTAATAAGGAATATGAATCTTCAAGAGAACATCAAGAAGGAGTTTGATGCTGCCAAGGATAAGGTGCAGTTTTTGAACGACCTCAGAAAGTATATCAGTTCCTTATCTCCGGAGAAAGTCAACCCTGTAGATTGCGTGCTTTGGGTTGACAAGGATATGGTTGTAGCCAACAACTACAACCCTAACCATGTGGCAGATAAGGAAATGCGTCTTCTCTATACATCCGTGAGGGAAGACGGTTACACTATGCCTATCGTTACTATTTGGGACGAGAAGCTGCAGAAGTATGTAATCATCGACGGTTTCCACAGAAACCTCGTTATTCGCAAGTTTGCGGACATCAATGAGCGATGTGGCGGAAAGCTGCCTATCGTAGTTCTAGACAAGGACATCGACCAGCGTATGGCATCAACCGTAAGACACAATCGTGCCCGTGGAAGTCACTCTGTAGATGGAATGGTAAACATCGTCTTCAATATGCTCAGAGATGGTGTGTCTGAGCGTGAGATTTGCGAAAAGGTAGGTCTGGAGCAGAAAGAGCTTGTAAAACTTAAGTATGTTACCGGTTTCGCCAAGATTTTCAAGAGCTATAAGTATAATGCGGCTATCGAAAAGGTTGTCGACGAGAGACGCGTAGCAAGAGAGACAGCCAAGAAGAAGGAGGATAAGAAATGAAAGTAAAGTCAGTTAAGCTCAGTGAAATCTTTCCTTACTATGACAACCCTCGTGACAACACGAATGCGGTTGAGCCTACGAAGGAGAGTATCAAGCGTTTTGGATTCGTTAAGCCTATCCTCGTTGATAAGGCAGGTGTAATCATTGCCGGTCACACAAGATACGTGGCCGCTTACCAGTTGGGTATGGAGTTCGTTCCTGTCGTTTACTCGGATATGGACGACGAAATGGCAAAGAAGTACCGCATCCTCGATAACAAGCTGGCAGAGAAATCTTCCTTTGATGAAGACCAGCTTTTGGAGGAATTGCGCAACATGGAGGTTCCTACCGATATGCAGGCATTCTTCTTTGAGGATATCAACCAGATGCTCAACTTCTCCCTCGACAGCATCAACCAGCAGGCAGAAGAGTATGGTGGCTTCCAGGATGACTATTCTCAGGTTGATGAGGAGAACTTCGAGGCTCCATCCAATGAAGAGGCTGGCGAAAGCGAGGAAGCTTCTTCAGATGATGAGGAGGAGGACCCTGCCAAGGATTTGTTCGTTCTCAAAGAGCGCGAGGACGGTTCACATTATATGAAGGTCGTTTGCCCATATTGCGGAAATATGGAAACAATAGAAATTGAGGATTAACAGGTATGGAAGAGATTAAAATTAATGACAAGGTAATTGAGTTACCTATTGACAGTATCGTGCCTCATGACGGTTCGCATAAGACTGACGAGACGGCGGTACAGGCAATCATGCAGTCTATCAAGGATTTCGGCATCACTCAGCCTATTTCCGTTGATAAGAACAACGTGATTGTAACCGGTAACGGTGTGTATAAGGCTGCTAAGGCATTGGGAATGGATAAGGTTCCATGCATCCGTGTTGACTATCTGACTGATGAGCAGATTAAGCAGTATAGAATCGCTGATGACAAGACGTCCGAGTTCGCCACTTGGAACGAGAAGAAGCTTCGCAAGGAGCTCTCCTATCTCGGTGATCCTAACAGTATTCAGTTTGCTTTCGATGAGAGCATTGCCGGTATGCTTGGACTAAACGCTAAGCCAAAGGAACAGAAGCCTGCGGCCGCACCTTCAAAGGCTGAGACTAACCATACGGCTAAGAAGGTCGTAACGGAAGCCCAGAAGGACCAGAAGTTCAAGGAGGAAATGAAGGGCGTTGAGGAGAATATCCAGGTCAAGCCTTCAGAGTATTATGAGTATAATTGTTCCGCTTGCGGTAAACTAGTAAAAGTTAAGAAGCCATGACAGATGAATCATCACAGCCGAAAGTAAAGTCTTTCGTACATAGAATCCCCAATCCTGTTGGAAGACCATACAAGATTAAGTCTTCTCAGGAATTATGGGATAAGTTTGTAGCTTACTGTGATGATGTTGAAAATGACCCTTGGCAGCAAAAGACTGGTAGCAACTCCATTGCAGGCGGCAGCGGCAAATCCACAAATTCCATGAGACAAGAGGTAAGGGTTTTCAGAAGAGCCTATACTCTTGTCGGATTTTGTGCTTTCTGTGGCATCGTTCAGAAATGGGCGGATTTCAAGAGAGGTAATCTTAAGAGACCAGGCTTTGAGCAAGTGATAACACAGATTGAGAATGTCGTGATGGCCCAGCAGATTGATGGCGCCATGCTTCATCAGTTTGATTCCAGCATTGTTGCAAGGCTCAACGGATTGGCAGATAAGCATATTCAAGAAGTAACTGGTAAGGATGGCGAGGACTTCAAGTTCCCTAAACTGTCCTTGGATGATATTAAAGAATTACAGAAGATAAATGGACTTTGAGAAACAACGTTTTCTTCATAAGCAGTTAGTGGCATCGTCCCTGCTGCAATTCACTACTAAGATGTTCGCCTATACTGCTCGACGTGAGTATGTAATAGGCGAACATCACAGGATTATATGTGATGCGCTCATGGATGTGATAAGGGGAAAGACGAATAAGCTGATTATCAATATCAGCCCTCGTTACGGAAAGGCTATTGATGTCAATACTCCTATGCTTACAACAAAAGGGTGGAAGCGTGCCGATGAAATAAAGGTAGGTGACTGTCTTTTTGGTTCTGATGGCTTTCCTACTGAGGTTATGGCTGTTTATCCACAGGGAGAAACAGATGCTTTCAAGGTAACGTTTTCTGATGGTACTCATATAGTGACTTGCAGTGAGCATCTTTGGAGCGTACAAAACAGATATGACCGTAGTAGAAAAAAGGAAACTTTTAGAGTAAAATCTACAAAAGAGATATTGACTTCTATTGTCACTCCCGACGGACATTTGAATTGGAGCATACCTTCAACTGAGCCAATACAAGGTTCTGTACGAGATTTGCCAATAGACCCATACTTGTTTGGATGCTGGTTAGGAGATGGTTATTCTCATAATGGCGGAATCACAACTATGGATAATGAAATTTTCTCCGCTTTCTCGAATCAGTACAAGGTAAAGAAGAAAAAAAAGCAGAATGCAGGAAAGGCGGTAGAGTACTCTGTTCTTGGACTACAAGAACAGTTAAGGGCTCTTGGTGTATTGGGAGATAAACGTATTCCATTGTGTTATCAAATGGCTAGTATTGAAGACAGGTTTGCACTCCTTCAAGGAATGATGGATACTGACGGAACATGCAACAAAAAGACACATCAATGCAGTTTATGTTTCACAAAGTCTGATTTACTTGAAGATGCCGCATCTCTCATTAGGGGTCTTGGCATGTTTTGTACAATTAACAGCAAGGGAATCTTTTTAAGAGCAAATAGGAACCCTTTCCGCTTAAATAGGAAAAGAACTTTGTGGAGACCATTAACGCAGAAACATCACACGAAAAGATTTATCTCCTCTATCGAAAAAGTAGAGGACAGAAGAACTGTGTGCTTTACTGTCGATGCAGAAGACCATTTGTATTTAGCAGGTAACGATTTTATTGTTACTCACAATACCCTCTTGTGTTCACAGATGTTTATCGCATATGGTCTTGCGCTGAACCCTGCTTCAAAGTTTCTTCATATATCTTATTCCGGAAGTCTCGTCCAGGACAATTCAATGGCAGTCAAGGACACGATAACTTCCACATATTTTCAAACACTATTCCCGAATGTCAAAATCAGAAAGAACGATAACACAAGATCAAAATGGAGCACAACGGCAGGTGGTGGTGAGTATGCTACATCTACCTTGGGTCAGATCACAGGTTTTGGTGCAGGTCAGCCAGACTGGACCGAAGAAGACATAAAGAACATGGATAAGTTTATGGCTACGTTCAACCCCGGTCACTTTTCGGGAGCCATAGTTATCGATGACCCTTTACGACCGGACGATGCTTTGTCCGATAACGTCAGAGAGTCTATCAACAGACGTTTCGAGACAACCATCCGTAACCGTGTAAACTCACGTCATACGCCAATTATCATCGTCATGCAGAGGTTGCATGAGCACGACTTGTGCGGTTACCTTCAAGAGATTGAGCCAAATGAGTGGAAAGTTGTCTCCCTCCCGGTAATACAGACAGACGAGGACGGAAAGGAGAGAGCCTTGTGGCCGTGGAAGCATACGCTGGAGGAGCTGTATAAAATCAAGCATGCCAGCGAGTTCGTATTCGAGACACAGTACATGCAGAACCCTACCCCTATGGAAGGTCTTATGTACCATGCCTTCAGAACATACGATGAGCTGCCGGACAGAAGGTATGCAAGAATGATTGGCAACTACACCGACTCGGCAGATACCGGTTTCGACTTCCTTTGCTCTATATGTTTCGATGCACACGATGACGGCTACTATGTTACCGATGTTCTATACACCAAGCGACCAATGGAATATACGGAACCAGCGCAAGCCAATATGGTTAAGCGCAATCAGACAGACGTGTGTTTCGTTGAAAGTAACAATGGTGGCCGCTCTTATGCCCGCAATGTCGAGCGCATAACAAGGGAACACGGAAACAGAATCACCCAGTTCGTAACGTTCACGCAATCGAAGAACAAACAGATTAGAATCTTCACTCGCTCCAGCGAGGTAAACAATAAACTAGTTTTCCCTTCTAATTGGGAACAGTTGTGGCCGGAGTTCGCCCACGATATGAAATCCTACAGAAAGGAAGGATATAACGCTCACGATGATGCACCGGACGCTTGTACGGGCATCATAGAGAAGTGCGAGGAGTGGCTTAACAATGCTACCGATGCACAGCTCAGACGTGGCGGTTTCTTGTAATTTTCTTTTTACTATGTTAGCTAGGCGTTTGCTCGTGAGAGTAAGCGCCTTAACTGCTTGAATATCAGTGCATTATAATTTAGTATTTTTAACTAAAATAATTGTTGACAAATTTGCATATATCAGAAAATTTTCGTACCTTTGCATATAGATAAAAGGTAGTACTTTTGACTATCCAGAGCCTACCTTATAAGTTGAACCAATTAAAATTATAAAGATTATGAACGGTCTTTTTGAAACTAAGCTTCTCAAATACAAGAAGCACATCATACAAGTTTTCGAGGATGTGTTCGGTCAGAGATACGTCTATATCGATGGTCAGACACAGACATCTTCTATTAACAATGCAAAGAGAATGATTAGCCTATGTTGTCAACAGTAATATTCACGGATGGCGCCCAGAAGGATGTGGAGCCATCCAACGGAACGGATTTCTCATTGGAGGAGTTGAGGGGATTTGTAGGTGGCCACATCGAGTTGGTCCGACTCAGCAAGTCGCAGGTAATGGTAGTTAATGAGGAAGGCAAGGTTTACGACCTTCCTCAGAACGAGAACGCCACGATGCTTGTGAACATAGCAGGCATCAGAGACGTAATAGTAGGTAATGTATTAGTTTGTGACATCAATAAAATCAAGTAATATGGATAAGAATGATTTGATGAAGTACCTCGTAGAAGAGGCAGAGTATAGTGAGAGTGAAGTAGCCGAAATGACTAACACGGAGTTGCTGGATCATTGGCTGGAGTATAACGGAATTTGCGGTTTCACAGAGGACATCAAGGGTGTTATTAAGGCTGCTTTTGATGTAGATTTGGAGGACTAGCCATGTACAAAGAGAATATAGGAACTGACAGATATGGGCGCACGATGTGCCTATATCACTCCTGCAACACGGTCTATTGCGACCACGTCAAGAACGATAAGGTTGTCAGGACAAGTCAGATTAAGGTAGATAATGACATCATCTTAATGTTCAGTGCTTCGCATACGAGCGGAGCCTACATTTACGATGAGATTCACAGAAGATACGGGAAATGGCTATGAAAAAAATTATCACCATTGAAGTAGAAAGCTCTAGTGTAGAGTGCTACAGTAGCTTCTATACGGACCTGGAGTCTTTCGTCACGCACAGAGTGAATGGTACTCCATTGAGAATTAAAATAACCTCAGATATTAAGTAGCGTATGAAACCAATGTTAGCAACAAGATATTATCCGTCACAGACGAAGTTTCCTTGCTTCGCCCAGCCTAAGTACGATGGAGTTCGTTGCATCCTTCATGAAGGAGAAGACGGAGAGATTCACCTCACATCGAGAGGTGGTAAGGAATATGATGTTCCTCAGATTAAGGCTTGGGGAGAGAAACACCGCGGTATGCTTCCTTTGGATGGGGAGATATACAACCACCAGGAATTGACCTTCCAGCAGATATGCTCTGCTGTCAAGTGCCGTTCTGCTATGACTGACAAGCTACGTATGGTTATCTACGATGCACAGATTCCGGGAAGCTTTTCTGCCAGATGGAAAGTTCTGCAGGAGGAGTTTGCTTCCATTGATCCAAATGGACCGGTGTACCTTACGCAGACTTTCGTTGCCCATTCAGAGAAGGACATCAAGCGATGGCACAAGATATTCGTTTCCACCGGTTACGAGGGTGCCATTATCAGAAATGCAAATGGAACCTATACCGAGGGCAGAAGCAATGACCTTATGAAGCTGAAATCGTTCGACACGACGGAGTTCAAGGTGGTCGATGTTTTGGAAGCGGAGGGCAATGATGCAGGTACCGCGATATTCAAACTGAAGTGTGGAGAGTACGAGTTCTGTGCCCGCCCGGTAGGTTCAAAGTCACTCAGAGCTCAATACTTAGCCGACAAGGAAGAGTTGATAGGTATGGCGGCGACTGTTCAGCATCAAGGTTTTTCTGACGCTGGAGTGCCGAGATTCCCAGTATTGTTGAACATTAGGGATTACGAATAATGGTATCATTAAGTATTAACGAGTATTACGGCTGCTTCTCTTGCGAGGCTGCTGACGAGCACGGAAATGGTTGCAGGCACGGTCTGCTGTTCCCGGTACTGCTTGCGATGGGAAACAAGAGAAGCTGCCCAAACTATAAATTCAAGAAGAAATAACTATGAAGTTAGAGGTTAAGCTAAAAAGAAAGTATGAGTCTAAGACAGAAACTTTCGTCCTGATTAATTACAAAAGAGACTTGCGAAGATGTGTCAACATAACTTATCCAAGAGATTGGGATTGTGAAAAGCTTGATGTGTTCATTCAGAACTTTCACGACGTGAACGTTAGAAAGCCTTTATATGTGTCGGAATGGAGTTCTTTGCTTATGAAAAACAGACTGGAGGAAATTAAGAAACTAGGCTATCGTGTTATTGCTATAAATCAGTTACATGGCTACATAGTAAGAAAGGATGGAAAGTTTCTATCCTATCAGCTTGCAAAATATACATCTGAGGGAGGAATAAGTCTCACATATCAATACGTGCCATCTCGAACACATGGAAGTGGTGCTATACAAGGTGGTGAGAGTGGCTATAATTTTGGATTCACCGAGTTTAGTAAAGAAATGCTGAACGATATGATGGACCACCCGAAGCTTTACGGTAAGGTCGAGCACTACAAAGACTTCAATGAGTACCGCCAGCTGAATGCAGGGCGAGAAAAGTCACTCAAAAAAATAATCTGATTTTTTTTGGTTCAACACAATAAAGTACCATATGATGCGTTATTAATCTGATAGACGGATTATTAACTAAAGCTTAGCTACCGGCATGACGGGCGCATCATATGGGAAATAGAAAATTTGTTCCACAGGTAGGAAACCATCTTGGAACTATCTCGAACATTTTAGCTGTTGTTTCATTTATAGCCATAATAGTTTCAATTATAACTTGGATAAACGCCTTGAATACTTCTGGCGGTTATGGATATGAAAGTTCAAGTATTAGTGACGTACAGGCATTTGGCTACGTTATTGACTCATTGCTTTGCTTGGTAGGTTCTTTTGTTCTAAGAGGATTCTCGTTTATAGTGAAAGCAGCTGTACGCTATCTTGATGAGAAAGGTGAGTTTGATGAAAAGTAGAATGTAATTGTTATGTCATCAAAGCTTATAGTAGATCAAAAGAACGTAAAGTATCTTTTTCAAGATAAAAAAGCGACGTTCTTGATTCCTGATTATCAGCGTCCGTATGCTTGGGGAGAAGACGAATGTAAGGTCTTATGGGAAGACTTATTTTCCTTTTCATTCCCAAATAACAACTGCGACAGCTTCGATTCTTCAGAGAGTTACTTTCTCGGTCCTATAGTAACATTCCGCAATGACGAAGGGAAACTTGAAATCATTGACGGTCAGCAGCGTCTTACGACCTTGCTTCTCTTACTGCGAGCTTTCTACAATCGCCTGGAGCACATGAAAGACAATCGTTCAATCAAGATGCGAGAGGACATAGAAAAGTGCATTTGGAGAGCAAATGAGTTCGGAGAGTATGATCCAAACGACTTGAAGATAAATTCTGAGGTTGCAACTGATAACGACAAGGAAGAGTTTATGGATATACTCCGGAAAGGAACATCAGAAGGAAAAAGTCGGTATGCGACCAACTTCAGATACTTTCAAGACAAGATAGGAAAATTCATTGAAGAATACCCTTCTTTCTTTGCATTATATCCAGCTCGCATTCTCAATAACTGTGTGCTACTTCCAATAGAGGCAGAATCGCAAGATACTGCTCTTAGGATATTCTCGACGCTTAATGATAGAGGTAAGCCATTGTCTGACTCAGACATCTTCAAGGCACAACTCTATAAGTTCTACTCATCCATCGGAAAGAAGGAAGAGTTTATCACTACATGGAAAGAGCTTGACGAACTCGTTACTAAAATATTCCACCCATATCGTGGAACACCTTTGGATGAGTTGTTTACACGCTATATGTACTACGAGAGAGCTTTACTGACTAATCGTAGTTCTATGACAGAAGGACTTCGCAAGTTCTATGAGAAAGACGGATATGTTCTACTTCGACGAGAGCAGACTTTAGAAAATCTAGTCTTGCTTGCGGACTTCTGGAAAGATGTATATTCTCAGAACGAAGACCGTTTTTCCGTGGATGTACTAAAGCGCTTGTTTGTATTGAATTATGCGCCTAACAGCTTATGGACTTATATTGTATCGGTATATTTCATGCACTATAAGAATGCTGAGAATATGCTAGACAACGAGAAGTTCTATCTGTTCTTGAATCGTTTGATAGGCTTTATCTGGGCATACGCTATCAGTAACCCAGGAATAACGGCCTTGCGAGCACCGGTATTCAATGAGATGGTGAATATCATAGAGAACAAAGAGATTGCTTTCGAGAACTATCTATTCCAAGAGGAATTGTTTCGTTCGCAATTCACCAACTTCAGTTTTTCAAACACTCGTGCGATTACGAAGTCGATGATTGTGTGGTGGGCATTCTCTTTTGATAGCCAGGAATTGCTTCCTCTTGACGCAACATATGATATTGAACACATCTTCCCAAGGAACAGACAAGTCAAGGAAGGTGGATTGTCGAGTGACGAGGTTCTTGAAATGTTGGGAAACAAATCGGTATTGGAGCGAAGAGTTAATATTCGGGCATCCGATTACAGATTTGCTGACAAGATTAAGTATTATAATGGTGAGTTCAAATCCACAGGCGAGAGGATTGGAACTAAGATACACGAATTACGAATGCTGTCACAGACGTTGACAGATTTTACAGAAACGGATATCAGAGAGCGCACGTCAAGAATGCTTGATAAGTTTATCGCTTATCTCAAATCTAACTCTCTGATTTCCAATAAATTAAATTCGTAATTTTGGTTAAAATATTTGGAAATTTGACAAAATTTTCGTACCTTTGCATATAGGATAAAAGGTAGTAATTTTGTCTAAGAGCCTACTAAATAGGGCAACTGCAATGTTACGACCTGCCGAAGCTGGGACGCTAGCAGAGGTGAATCTGAGGGCGTAATGAGCGGCTGCCCTTCTTTATTAAATGAGCTCGATGGTTGCTTAAACAGATTCTTATGGCAACAAATGCAGACATGAGCTTGAAAGAGTTCGCAAAGGAAATGCTGGTCGAAGTTAGAAAGGACCAGGAGTGGTTAACAAGACAGAAGGAAATCACCGGTGATCTCCAGGAGAGAATCGATGAATGCTTCAAGAGAGTGCAGAAGTGCGACATGACAAAGGGTGTCTATTCCACTACGCAGATGGCGAAGGAGTTGGGCATGAGCAGCGCACAGAAGTTGTACGAAGAGCTGAAGGAGGTTGGCCTTGCGTTCAACCAGGGTTATGAGTGGATGCTGACAAGTCCCTACTCCACCTATCAGCTAACTGAGGTGACTACACACCTTATCAAGGGCAAGTACACAAGAAGACCTCTTTGGACGGAGCGAGGTAGACGCTGGCTTCTCGCATTGAAGGAGAAGAACATCATCTGCAACCTGCCGAAGCCGAGAGTGCCGAAGGCTGTTGAGAAGTGTATTGCTTCTCAGTCCGGTGAAAAGAAAGAGGTCAAGGTCGAGCCACCAACACCGCTGATGAAGAAAGCCGAGACGCTTAAGGATGAAATCAACTGCCTTTTGAGTCTCATCACAGAGGTCGGAAAGGGCGAGACGATGCTCCTTATGGGAGACATTATGACAATCTCCACCACCATCAGTGAGCACGTTAGCACATTGGCTTTCGAGGCTTACAAGACATTAAATGCACCAGCGAGGGCTTGAACCAATTAAATTTCGAAAAAGATTTGGATTTTCCAAAATAAAATATTACCTTTGCAGCGGTAAAGGAGAAAGATATAAAGGATTGGGTGAGCCGTTCACACGTCGGCCTTCGGGCGCAGACTTCGGAAGGACCCCAATCCTCTTTTATTTCAGTAACCTCATCGTGTATAAGATTTCGCCATCAGTGAGTTTTGTCTTAAACTCGATTTTTTTTCCTTTATATTCAGCTTGATAGACATTGAAGAAGCAATCGTGGTGTTTGCCTTGCTCTTTTCTAACGAACTTTCCGTTAGGAAGCCAATCCTTTATGTTCAAGGCAACTTGTATCGTATCGGGCAGATGAGAGTTACTGATGTTCTTAGAATATGTTTCCGTAAGGAACTTCTTATTCATGATTATTTCTTTCTCACCCAAGAACAAATAAAGCCTCTTTGCCGTCTCTTTCTCGTTTATCTGAACTTCTTTCAGATTCTCTGTTGCCCATTCGTTGATTGACTTTGTGAGTTGAGCTTTTGTCTCATTCGATACTGATGGAATGCGAACAGTCTTCTTTTTCTGTGTTTTCTCAACCTTGGCATATTGGGTGAAATAGGATGATTGCTTCACCTTATCTTTATTATCATTTACCCAATTTGTGAAGTTCTTAGGCATAGCATTGCTTGGTTGTTTACCGCTCCAATACTCCTTTTCACTCATTATTACCGGGATGGCATAGCACATACAATTCACGTGCCAACCAACCCAAGGAAAATAACTCGGATAGACACCTGCAAGCAAATCACACATATCGTGCTTATGGCTAGGATTGTTGGTTGTCTTTATCTCCTTGCCTTTAATGTAGTCCATCCTAGCCCATCTTTCCTGCTCGGCAGAACGGTAGGCCATGTTTATCTCGTTACGTGCCAGACGCACGCTTCTGTACTCGCAGTTCTGAATGGTTATGGCTTTGCCGTATTTCTTCTTATAGGCTTTGGCAAGTGACGGATAATCATTAAGGTACTTGCTGACCTTCTTGCTGAGTTTAACAGCACTCATACCCTTCTCTATTCCAACAGACAGAGATTTCTCCAGAGCCTCCTTTACATCAGCTCTCTGGTTCCATATTCTTTCTGAAAGACCTAGACCTTTAATCTTTCTCTCCATGAAAGCCTTCTTTGCCGCGTTGTTGTGCTCAAAGTAAGCTTTCTGCTTTGCGTCAGCTATCTTCTTAGTAAAGGTGCCGATTACCCTTTTGGCAAGTAGGTCCTGCAGGGTGTTACTATTCTTCCATTCGTCCGATATGCCATTATAGACCAATGCCTGCATATTGTTTGAATAGTAATCCAACAAGGCGTTCACCTTCTTTTCTGTTCTAGGGTAATCATCAAAAGAGAACTCGCCATCCCCATCGAAGTCGGTGGAGGTGGCGATTTTAGCGGACTCCTTGGCAAGAGTCTCATAGATGGAAATGATTTTCCGGGTATAAGCGTTCAGTCTCTTGCCAAGGTCTTTATATGCCTTTTTCTGATTAGGCAGTTTTGGCTTTTTCATACAATTTCATTTTAAAGTGTTTGCAGCAATCCCAGTTGAGAAGAACGCTCCATTTCTGATATGGGCATTTGGCTAGGATAGGCTGACCTTTAAGGCTCATACTATGGAAGTCAGTAGCATGAGCACATTCACGGCAAAAGTGAAGCTTTTCTTCTTCCTTCTTCTTTCTCATGGCTATTCCTCCGAGAATAAGTTAGGCATAGAAGCTGCTGTTCTTGTGGCCTCTACTTCCTCTTCTCCTTGAATCTCGTTGAAAGTCTTGTCAGGATCATCAGAAAGACCGGCACGCTGGATAGATTCCTTCTGGCTGACGAGAGGTTTATTGCCGTTAGCCTTAAGCCATTTGTCAATCTGAGTATTCTCATCCTCCTGGATGAATGGAGTGATGATGTGCTCTATAGTAATCTCATCCATTCTAGCTGCCCACTTCGTGTTCATCTTGGAAAGGAACGCCTTTATGACGTTGGCCTCTCTCTCGAAGCCTTCAATCCAGGCGCCAGTCTCCTCTCCTATCTTAAGATGGGCATCCATAAGGAGTGTCTTTCTCGAATCGTAGCCGATATTGCCAAGGCTCTTCATGTTCTCGAAACTGATGTCCGGCATCTGAGACTGCATGAAGAAAAGCTTGACGAGAGTGTCAACGTGATACTTAAGAGCCTCGATAGCCTGCTGCCAAGACACGTAGCTAACATCGCCGTCTTCGCTGACTCTATACACCCTCTTGCTCTCTCCCTTTCGCTCCATTCCAACGATGGCACCGGCAATCTTCAAGACAGGAGCGGAATTGTATGCCACAACATCGCTGTTTCGGGAAATGGTGTACTCGATATTCTCACGGATAGGTTTCAATCCTTCCCAGCATGGCTTGTGCCGGTACCAGAACACGGCTGGAATCTTGTCGATAGAAATCTCATTATCATCCACCAAATTCCATCCGGACTCTTCGTCGTCTGAAGACAGGTCCCACTTGTAATGATGGTCTGCGGTATAGGTCTCGAAGAAGGTGTGCTCTGTGTCAGTAACCTTACGCTTATACTCGAATGACAGAGCAAGCAAGTCGTCATACTCATCAAAGTAAGGATAGATGTCAACTCCGTCCATTGGAGAGAATGTCTTACATTTCAGTTTGTACTGACTGTCGAAGCCGTAGAGCTTGTTAGGCTTCTTCTGCGTGTACCAAAGTGTGAACATCTGGCAAGAGGCGTAATAGCACTTTGCTCTGTGCATGTTCACGGCATCAATGTGTGCACAGGTGTAGATTTTCTCGATTGCACGCACAATCGTCTTCAGTTCCTCGTCAGCCTGATCATACGTATATACACGCTTGACCGGTATAGCCATTGTGAACTCAGAGATTCTTCTTGTAAGAAGTTTCTCCAATCCGATAGGTAATCTAGCTGCCTTTTCTACCACTCCGTCATCAAGCGTTCTGTCCTGTCTGCCTACGTGGTCTTCTACGATTTCATGGAGCATAGGCTCATACTCAGATAACAGGGTACTCCAAAGTGGAATATCCAACACGCGTTGTTTCAGCTCTCCTATGATGCTGCCAACGTCATTTCTTTTAAAAAGTTCATTAAAATCTATCATAATCTTCGAAGTTTTGATTTGGCAAAATTACGGATATATCCGCATATATTTAACGGTTTTAGTATTTTTAACTAAAATAATCATTAGTAAATTTGCATATATCAGAAAATTTTCGTACCTTTGCATATAGATAAAAGGTAGTACTTTTGACTATTCAGAGCCTACCTTATAAGTTGAACCAATTAAAAATATAAAGATTATGAACAATTCAGTTGAAACAAAGAAGGAAGAGGTTAGAAAGAACATCAAGAATACACTTGAGTCAGCCAAGATTAAGATTATTAATGTAATTTCAGTTTGTCCTGATTGGGAGGTAGAATATATCGATTTTGGTTTTAAGTCACTTAACGTTTGTTTGAATTTAAAAGGAGTCGAAAGAAACAGAAGCCTGGTAATTCGTTACCAGAAAAAAAATGGCTTCTTCCAGGAAGAGTCTTTCAACACCAATGTGGCAAGCTGTGGAGAATTTGACCTTATTGAGGCGAACGATAATCTTAAGTACTACACAGCGGTTGGAGACATACTCAATCACAAAGACATGGTTTCACTTTTGAAAGAAACTATGGTTTATTTCACAAACAAACTTATTGAGTTGCGTGAAGAATTTGATAAATAAAGAAAGGAAGATTAGTTATGACAAAGCAAGAAGAAATCGATATTCTACAGTCCTTGAAGGGCGATACCTATTTCGCTCAGTTCTTCGGTAGCAAGGACATTGACCAGATGTGTCAGAACATCAATAACGACTTCGCCATTGAGGGAGGATGCGGATTTAGTCAGAAAACAGAAGCTTTAGAGCGAATTAACGCAGACCTCAAAAAGGAGATTCAACAGAAAATCTATGATTTAGGAATGGAACTTATCAAGGACCTAGATAAGGGATTTGATGAGGATGCCATCTATCAGTTGATTAAAGGCGAGGTCGGAGTAGATGCCATCATCAAGTTCAAGCGTAAGAACGATTTGGAGCTTACGGATAAGGAGATAGATTATTTGGTATCTAAACTTCCATGATTATGAAGCATATATGTAGTAATTGCATAGCTTCCGAGATATGCTATAGTGAAGGCAAGAAGCCTAATGACACTTGCCTTCATTGGGAATGGAGATATGCAGGTTTATGGTTTGATAATTAAAAAGTAAGACAATGGGAAAAGAGAAAGTTACAGTAAACGATTTGAAGGTTACACTCTCAGAGCTTGGTGTAACATCTGGCTTGAAGCAGGAAAAGATTATTCAACGCCTGCAGGTCAATGGCTGTTTGATTGCAATGGTAACAGATGTATTAGATCAGCTCATCAAGGATGAGCAGGGCATGTTTAGGCTGTTAAGCGTTCGCTACAAGCAAGAGCAGAAGATGCACTACACTCAAATGCAGGATGCAGCCAAAAAGTACTACTTCCATTTGAAACCCTTTAATAAGAGTTTCTTCGGTGATGAGAATATTTGCGCCAACCTGGAGGATAACGCAAATGACATCTATGAAATCATCAAGCTTCTTGCGGACCACACTAACGACCACAAGGATATGGAAGTGATTAAGAGAAACCTCAGAAAGAGAAAGTTGAACCATCATATTTTCGATTAAGATTATGTCAGTATATAAAGCAAACGTAGATTTATCAGACTTATTTCACGATATGTCTTACAATTATCAGAAAAGCTTCCTTGTTGAAGAGTTCTGTTCTTTACCTATAGAACATCAGGTAAAAGTTGTTGGCGAAATGCTGAAGAACCTTAATGGCAATCAGACAGCAAAAGTTATAGAAGACGCTTTTGATAACTTGCATGAGCAAGCACAGGAGCACGTAATCAACTATGTGAACGAATAAGGCTATGATGTCCGATAAATAATATAGAGTTGCTCGCAAGGGTGTTGTCGAGCAACTTAAATTAGCTCAGAGACTTCATTGCAAGCACATGGAGCAGAAGTATAAAGAGGCTTTGGAGAAGTTAGAGAAACGCTTCTTAAAGCCGGATGCCGTGGGCTGCTTCGATTTGGGCGCAAGGGTATCAAATAGTTATTATCATCTTTAAATGGTTAAGGGTATGGGAACAAAAGTAGAAGTAAAAACTATTCCTTTGCATGGATTGTTTATTCATCGCAAGCAGGTTTGGCGTTCACTTGGAAAGCTGAGAGCTGAAAGCCATTCTACGACAGCGCAAAAGGTGTTTATGAATGAGCATAATACTGAGGTATCAACTGAGAATGTTGATTTCATTGATGGATTGAAAGTCACTCCTTATGATGGTGAGCTGCCAAAAATATCAAAAAACGTTGGTAGTATGAGTTACTACCAGTATTGTTTAACGCAAAAATTGGTTTAGTTATGGAAACTGAGATTAATATAGTGGAAATCCTAAAGGATAAGCCGCAAGGAACGAAGTTATATTCTTCCGCTTGTGGTAAATGCAAGTTAGAAGAAGTAGATGATAAAAGTTTCAAAATATCCTTCTATAATTCAAAGTTTGGTTTTATGAATGGTGGAGAAGGGTATCTTGATAAGAATGGCAAATTGTATGATGATGGAGAATGTGTCGTTTTCCCATCAAAAGAAATGCGTGATTGGAACAAATTTGCTTGGCAGAAGGGCGATATCTTGGTTAATGAGAATAATGCGCATATTATCTTCGAAAAGTTTACAGATGATACATATACAACCTTTATAGGTAGACATTATCTTAATAAGAATTATAAAAATTATGTCCCAGGACGCTATACTTGTGTTACCCAACATTTTCATATTGAAGAAAGTAATGCTGCTCAAATCTATATATATAATATTGAGGAAAAAATTGGTGGCAAACTCGATCTTAAAACTTTGGAAATAGAAAAGCCTAAGTGTGAGTTTAAGACATTCGATAAAGTATTGGGGCGAAATGAGAAAGATGATGTATGGGAAGCTGACCTCTTTTCTCATTATAAAGAAGAATCACAATATCCTTTTCGTTGTATCGGATTTAGTCGTAAGTATTGTATTCCTTACAACAAAGAGACAGCACATCTACTAGGAACGACTGATGAGTGGAAAGGAGGTGAGGGATGAAAGGATTATGTAGTTACTGCTCCAGATATTTTTTTTGTAGCAAAAGACCCAAACAAAATGAGGAGGATGTAATACTTTGTTCAAGCTTTACCCAGAATAATGATAACGAAGAAAACATTTGGGAGCAGAGAAGATATGAGATAGCAAAAGATGTTGCAGCAGGTCTTGTACAACGTCCTAACTCTACGTATGACAGTGTTGTTAATTCTGCCATCAAAATCGCAGATAAATTAATAGAACGTTTAAAGGAGAAATAAGTTATGATAGACGATAAGAAAATAGAAGCTGCCAAGGAAGAAATCTATGAAGATAGATTTCTGTTAAATGGCGAAGAGATAGTCTTCAACAATGATGAAAAGGAAGAAATGTTCTATGAGGGGGACATCAAAGAAGCTATTGGACTAGGTGCTAAGTGGGCTATCAATGAGTTCTTGGACGATTTGAATAAATTGATTCATCCTGCTAGCGAAGTTCCTAGAAATGATAACGGAAAGATTCTCGCATTCTCAAAAGTGAATAGTAATAAGAAGCTCTACGATATGAACGCTATGTTAAATGAAACTGCTTGTGACACATATCAAGAAATGTGGGAAATTAGAGTTAGAGCATATACTTTTACTGATTGGGTATTTGTGGAAGAACTACTTGATTTAATTGTCAAAGGAGGTGAGTAATGAAAGAGCTTAAAGATTTAGTTGAGGGCGATGAAGTACTAGTTACAGGTATGTCTTACAAACGTATCGCCAAGGTTGATAAAGTGACAAAGACTCAAATTGTTGTTAATAACGCTAGATTTAGAAGAGATTCGGGCTGGCAATGCGGTAGTGATAGATGGAATGTTAGAAGAATATCTGTTCCTACAGAAAAGGAAATATCAGATGTTAAAGAAGAGAATCTTCGCAAGAAACTCGTCTACGCTATCAGTTCTTTTGATTTCGAACGCTTATCAACAGATGAGTTAAAACAAGTGTACAATATTGTAAAAGGCAAAGAAAAATGAAAAAGAATAAACACTCATTAAAGATAAGTCGTAGCTATTTTGGCGAAACTACCCTTGATGGTTATCCTATAGCTACATATTCAAATGATGAATTGAAGATTCTAAAGAACCTGCTAGAAAAGGTTCTGTGTGAAGTAAATGGATATATTCATCTTTAGAAAAGTAAAGCGTATGGCACAGAAATATATTGTTGGTGATGTTGTTATGTATGACAACAAAATCATGGTTGTCAAAGAGCCAAGAGACGGAAGCCATTTTGACTTGTCTTGCCCTAAAGAAGGATTGGTGTATTGTTTTGTAGATATTGAAGAGATAAAGTCAGTACGTCTTACTCCTGAGATTCTAGAGAAAAATGGATGGAAGGATGATGGTTATGATTGGTATAGATTGCCAACAAAAAGAGCTTATCTGTATATAACAAAAGATATGACAACTTTGGGTGAGTTCTTGGTGTGTGTAGGTCTAGACAGACATAATATTGCTAGTATTAGTTTTGTTCATCAACTCCAGCATCTTCTCTTCGGTCTAGGACTTAACTCAGAAATGGAGGTGTAGATATGGAAGATTATTGTGAATATTGCAACCAAGGGTATTGCACATTGCAAGGGGTCGTATGCAGTTTTGATGAAGAGAACCCTTGCATCATAAATGAAATGAAAGTTTAACGCCTTCGGGCATAATTTTAAAAGATATGACAAAAGAAGAATTAAAAGTAAAGGTTGCCAAGCAACTAAGCATTATCAATGATGCTAACAATGAGATTTGTTCTTACGTAAATGATTACATCGAAAGTCTTCCATACAAAGTTGGAGACAAAGTTAGCTGCTCCAGATGTGATGTTTGTTGGATTACAAGAATCGCCCCTAAACGAGGTTACAGTGGCTATAATGGTGAGATTGAAGTAAGAATCAACCCTACTAAGAAAGATGGCACTCGCTCCAATAGAGAGTTTGTACTATGGGCTATGGAAATTGATAGTATCAAGAAGATTGATTAACCATCCTGCAAAGGATATAAAATAGATAGTAAGATGAAAAAGTACATTGGAACAAAAGTTGTGAATGCCACCCCAGCGTGGCGAGTTGATGGAAAAGTGTATCTCAAAGATGATGCTGTGCCAAAATCCATGAATCGTGAAGACGGTTACAAGGTAGTCTATGAGGGCGGCTATGAAAGCTGGTCTCCTAAGGACGTGTTTGAGAAAGCCTATCGTGAAGTAGGCTCTGTTAACTTCGGTGGTGCTATTGACTTATTGAAGGCAGGTCTTGCGGTAAGACGCAAGGGATGGAATGGCAAGGGATTGTTTATCGTTAAGCAGGTTCCTTCTCATATCACAGGTGACATCATTCCTAATATGCAGTCACTCCCTCAGTCTGCCAAGATCATCTTGATGAACCGTGAGAATCCTCACATTGACTATACTAATCAGATGCTTATCATCAATCCAGATGGAAGAGCAGATTCTTGGGTTCCTTCCGTATCTGATGTATTTGCGGAAGATTGGGAAGTTGTTACTGAGTAACTAACCACCCTCTCCTTGGTAAAATTAAGATAATAACGAAAAAGCCGTGCTCGAATTAGATTGGTTGTCATTAGGTGTAGCCGTAAAATATCAATTACCGCTTGACAATTCACCTCAGAGCACTCTTATGTGGAAAAGGCATCAAGCATTTAGTACACATCGAAGAACGTTAATGAGTGAAAGGCTCATAAAGACTCCAATCCGTTATTATTTTGATAACATCATGGAGAGGTAAAAAGAAGAGAATATGGCAGAAATTATTTACTTTGGAACAAATGGGTGTTCCGGTCATTATCCTATTGGCATTGACAAAACGCTGACAGGGGCAGAGTATGAGATATGGCGCGAATGCGATAATGAAACTTGGATAAATAATATCCGAAAGAATCCTGGTCGCCATCTCATCAAGCATCACGGAGAGGTTTATACTAATTATGGTGTTCCGTTCTCTGTAGATGACGACAGAGGTGGTAGTCATACCGAACTATTTTGGAAAGGCATTCATACAAAAGAAGAAATTGTAGGCTTGATAAAGAATAATCAGTTTTTGGCTAGACAATTCAAATTAGATGAGGCAATTAAAGATGTGGCAACTGTTTGTGGTGTCAGGTACAAAGATATTAAATCTGCGATAAACATGACACAAGTATTCGCAGGTGGTAAAAAGAAGAGAATATGAATGCAAATAAAATAACATTAGCTGGCTATATTGTATATCTCCAAAGTATGTATAAACGATATGGCAATATAAGTATAGCGCAACTAAAGCATATAGAAAGAAACAGAAAAAAGGAGGATAAGCAATGAGTAAAGTAACTGCAATTAATATAATTATTAAAAAGAAGAATCAATTAAGAAAGCATAAAGAGGGATATGTTTCTTATATTAATATTGATGAAGTTCTTGTGTGGTTGAACGACATTCAAAAAGAGTTGGAGGATTGATTATGACAAGAGAAGAAGCTAAAGAAATGCTGCCAATTATTCAGGCATTTGCAGAAGGAAAGGTAATTGAGTGTAGAACAAAACCGAGCGCATTAAGCAAAAGCTGGCAAGGTATGAATGATTGGACGGAAATGAAAGAGATTGAGTTTTGGAGCAATATTGAATACCGCATCAAACAACAAAGCGAAGCAAAGTTCCGACCATTCAATACCGAAGAAGAATGCTGGCAAGAAATAAGAAAACATGAGCCGTTCATTAAATACAAGGTCATAGAAAGCAGTAAGGACGTTTACCTCATTATTCAAAGAATAAAGACAGACGGAATCGAGACAGATGTTGAGCGTCTTGATTTTGAAACGGCTTTTGAATGGTTCACCTTTGCCGACGGAACTCCCTTCGGTGTAAAAGTTGAATAGCTTATGTATAGACAATCTCTATGAGGTAGTTTATATTGAAGAAGAAGGAACGTTTGCCTTCAAGAGTTTAGATAAAGCTGACAATTACGAGCCGTTTGTTAATTTATTTGAAGTTTATGTTGTTGGCAACAAATTCGATGAGGAGGAGGAGTAGCGTATGAAGAATAAGATTTTAAATTTAGCTAAGTCAGCCGTTTGGTTCGTCTTGTGTTTGTTTGTCGGTGCATTGATATTTGAGGGCATTCGCTCGTTGGCTAATAGCGATGAACCTGCAAAGGAATTTAGTACAACAGTATTTACCAGGAATGGGCATGACTATCTGCTTGTGGACACGAAACACGGAGTTTGTGTTATTCACGCCGAGAGCTGCCCTTGTTATAAAAAGAAGTAGTATATGAAAGTTAGGTTGGCAAAGAAAATTATGAAGTATCACTCTGGCAGTTTTTTATATGACTTGATGCGCTTGGAAGGCTTGGACATTTCTAAAGAGCTGTCAAAGATAAAGCAATACTGGGAGCCTAGATGGGCTTTGTATTATGCCACTAAAGTTGGTTGTCATGGCAGAGTTGACCATCGTATCGTAAAGGCAGAAAAGATTACAGAAAGATATTCTCGCAAGCTGGTGAATTTTCCTTGCTAGGTTTGCTGGTAAAACTCATTTCGATATTAGAGATATATCAAGTAGTGCAAATAAACTAAAAAGATATGACTTATGATAAGAGAAAGATATTATTACGCAGTAGCCGCCTTCATGCGTAAGGATGGCAAATTAACCTATACCTCAGTTACGAGCTCCGTTAAAGGGGAAGAGGAGGATATTAAGTTCTATCCTATAATGGACCTCATCACTGACGTAGAAGAGAAATTCAAGGATGATATGGTTAGCGGTACAACTCTCATACATAGCGTTACTGAGATTAGTAAAGAGGACTATGAAGCCTATAATGAACGCATAGCTAAGATAAATAAGAAGGAGGGTTAGCACATGACATTTTTGAATATTACCGTAGGTGAGAAGGAGTTTGATGAAATAAAAGAAGGCAAGGTAGGACTAGTATGTTTACCTTGCACTCCACTTTGGTGTCATACATTAGTCGATGGTGTAAAGAGGGAGGAAAGATTAGACCAATTAACGGCTAGATTAGATAGTAATGGCAAACCTCATATTCAGTATGGAAATTCTGTTGACCATTACTTTAAGAAAGTTGATTATGTTCAGCTTTCCTGTAAGGTTGGTTCTCAAATAAGAGTTCTCGTTAAGGATTGCGCAGGTTTCAGTATTGAGACTACTCAAACGAAAAAGGACAATGGCTTTGTCGAGTTTAAGCCAAAAAACTTTGTTGTTCATCTAAAATGATTAAGATTAGCTTATGGAAAGATTAACTAAAGTAATGGATAAGTATTTATCTGATGCGAAGAAAAAGGTTTTGACCCTCATCGTTAGCAAGCAATGGTTCGATATGATAGTGTCGGGCGAAAAGAATGAAGAGTATCGGGTAATTAAAGGTTTTTGGATGAGTCGCCTTCTCCTTATTAAGGATGAGGAATTCAAAGATTTCGATAAGTACGATAAGCTTCATATCGGTAAGACATTTGAGATGCTTATAGACACCAATACTATCAAGAAGAAACTGAATAATGGTACAATGAAGTTCGTACCATTCTCTCACGTTCTATTCAAGAACGGCTACTATGACGATAGCCCAAAGGTAGAAAAGGAGATTGAGAGTATAACCATCGGCAAGCCGAAGAAAGGTCTTTGCCCAGGCAAGTGGTTGGACCATGAGTTTTTCATTATTAAGTTCAAGTGATATGATTGCAATTAAAGTATCTTCCGAGAGCATCCAAGAATTATGGAAATGCCCGGACGTTTCAGAGTTAGTAAAGACTGTCAGCGGAGACTGTACTAAACAGACATTGATAGTTAGGTTGAGAAATCGAGAGTTCTATGTTCCTGATGGATTCTATCTCGTGAAAGATGAGAATGATCAATGGAGCACACTCAGCCCATCACTGTACGAACTTATAAAAGACAAGGTTCATGGCGAGAAGTGAGGAGGATATCCGGGAATACCATAGAAGGTACTACCAGGAGCATAAGGAACATTTATTAGCAAGAATGGAAGTCTATCGTAAAGAGAACGCTGAAAGGATTGCTGCAAACAGAAGATATAACAGAAAGAGAAAGAAAGCCTTGGGCGGCTTAACGAACCCAAATATTAAATAATGAGTAGAGGAAAACATTTTAGCGCAGAAGAGATTGAGTTCATCAAGGTTAACGCTTTGGTGATGACGACAACGGAGATTGCAAAGCAGCTCAATCGTAATTATTGGGCCATCCATCGAAAGATGAAGGAAATGGGTATCAGCAAGAGCCACGTGTTTACTGCTGACGAGGATTTCATCATTCGCAGAATGTATGGCAAGTACCCGGTAAAAGCCATTGCTACCAAGATTGGAGTGGATGAGAATGCTATTTACAACCGTTGCAAGAAGCTTAAGCTAACGAAAGGAGGTGCGCAATGATTGTCATAGTTACCGCTATGGATAAGGAATACGACCTTATCAGAGAATGGCTTATGAAGTCGGATATGCAAAACACGGTGTTGTTTAAGACGGGAATAGGAAAGGTAAATGCTGCTATAGGTTTAACCGATTTTCTCTCTTCTGTCGCAAATGACGTTGTTACAAGAGTTATATCGGTAGGATGTGCCGGTGCTGCCGTTGCAGGATTGAGACCTGGTAATGTCGTGATTGGCAATTCGTACTGCTACCACGATGTATATTGCGGAGAGCCGAATGCAAACGGGCAAGTTCAAGGTATGCCGGCAGTCTTTCCTTCTGATTTCTCCTGGATTGATATGGATGAAAGATTCCAATTAGGAACAATAGCTACGGGAGATAAGTTTGTCACTACGAGAGAGCAGGTATTGGCAATTAAGGAGTTTCTTCCTAATTCTTATAACGTATGTGCTATTGACATGGAGTCTGCTGCCCTCGCGCAGGTATGCTACAAGAAGGGTATTGGTTTTACGTCCATCCGAGTTATTAGTGATAATCCCCTGGAGCCGAACCAGACCGAGCAGTATGCAGGTTTTTGGGATAGTCTTGCCGAAAAGGCATTTAGTGTTGTTTGTAAATTATTAGAGAATGATACCAAGTTTTAAAGTTGATCATACGAAACTGGAGCCAGGTCTTTATGTTTCGAGAGTAGATAAATGGGGCATGGAGACTGCTACCACATTCGATATTCGCGTGTGCAAGCCAAACAAAGATATGATGTCACCTGCTGTCGCGCACACAATAGAGCATTTGATGGCGGACTACCTACGCAATGATAGCCCTCTTAGCAATTCCGTTCTGTATTTTGGTCCGATGGGATGTCTTACAGGTTTTTATCTTATCCTTAAAGGTACATGGACTTCAAAGCTAATAAAGGAAATGATAGTGGAAGCTTTTAAAGCGTGTTCGCTATCAAAGACGATTCCAGGTGCATCGGAAGTGGAATGCGGAAATTATAGGCTCAACGACTTAAAAGAAGCAAAAGAGCTATGTGATATGTTCTCCGTATATCTATCCACAGCAGGACCGGATAAGCTCAATTATCCAGATTAATATTTATATGTAACCATAAAGTATTTAATCATTAAGTATATTTCCTTGCAATATATTTGGTGATTAAATACTTTTTTTATAATTTTGCAGCATTACTTATTGCTATCGCTTCGTACTGGGATATTTCTTGAATTTTATTGTTCAATTAAATATTTAGTTAGAATGAAAAAAAGAACGAAGCAAGTTTTAGTTATTCTGAAACCCAAATCAAAGGCGTTGGGGTTCAGTAGAGAGGAGTTAGAGGGTATTGCTGCCGATGTTGCCAATAACTTAGAACTCGATGAAGAAGCCTCAGACGAGGATGTAAACGCAGAGATTGAAAAGCAGGTCAATGCGGTTCTTCCTTATCTTAAGATTGCGCAAAAGACTGCGCAGCGTACTATCCAGAGTTTTAAGGATAGTCAAGACTTGGATGACGACGAGGTCGATGACGATGATGATGACCCTGCCGGCAACAAGAAACCAATCCGCAAACAGAAGAGAGAGAAAGATGAGCAGGTCCCAGCATGGGCGCAGGCACTCATTACTCAGAACAAAGCCTTGCAGACCGAAATCCTCGGTTTGAAGTCAGAGCGTGAGAATGATGGCCGCCGTTCTAAGCTGAAGGCACTCCTTAAGGACAAAGGTACGTTCGGAAAGACTGTCTTGAAGAATTTCGACAAGATGAAGTTCGAGAACGAATCTGAGTTCGACGATTTCTATGATGGTGTTGTGGAGGACTTGGCAGCTATCGATCAAGAGCGTGCTAACGAAGGTCTCGGAAAACTTGGTGCTCCTGCGGCTCAGAGAAAGCCTAAGAAGGATGAGGTTGAGGTTATCAAGGACAATGAGATTGATGAGCTTGCCGAAACAATGTAATCTTTAAATTTTAAAAGTTATGTATGGCGTAAGCAAGACAAAAACGTTTGATTCAGGCAAGGAGTCTGTAATCATCAGAAATTACGTGAATGGCATCATGGGTGGTGTCGTTCTTGACATGACAGGTTTCTCTGGAGAGTTCATCCAGTGCGGACACATTATCATTCGTGACACTACGTCTGGCGAGTATAAGCCAATGCCTGTAACAGATAGGGCTTATGATTCATTGCCGGGAAATCACGAGTATGTAGGTGTCTGTATGACAACTGCTCCTGCAGATACCCCTCATGTAGGTGTTATGACGGCAGGTGAGGCTAATGATAAGGCTGTCCCTTATCCTGTCGATACGATCAAGGCAGCTTTGAAAACAGCCGTTCCTACTCTTCAGTGGGGACACGATGCAATCGGTTAAGGAGGTGATTTATGCAACAGAGTTCTTTATTTCTTAAGTATATCTTGAGTTTCTTCCCAATCCTGAAGACATTGATTGAGAAGATTAACGGTAAGCGCAAGAACGAGATGACGTATCTCCACAAAGATACATCCATTCTCCGCCGCGTTTATTCTACCGACAACAAATGGGAAGCCGACACAGTTGATACCTCTTACGTAGCTGCTGACTACGTGGCAGTGGATTCTCCGGTTCCTTTGAAGTCTCGTGACAAGATTTCAACCGCCAACGGCAAACTGCCAAAGGTCGGTATGAAGAAGTTCTTGAAGGAGTCAGATATCCTCGCTCTCAGACTCATGGAAGCACAGGGCGGTCAGACAGCAGAGATTCGCCGTAAGTTGGCGCAGGACCCGGTAGCTTGTAATGTCGGTGTTGATGAGCGTAATGAGTACGCCCTTCTGTATGGTCTTTCTAACGGCTACGTAGCTGTTCGTGATGACGATAATCCAAAGGAGTTGCTCCGTATCAAGTATCAGTACTTGCCAGAAAATCAGCTCGGCATCAACAATGTTGATACTGGTATTACCGTTGCAGACTTGAAAGAATGTATCGATCGAGCATCGAATGATGGCAACACAATCTTGATCTTCTGGATTGGTAAGGCTAAGTTTGACGAACTGAAGAAGGCACAAGACGCTCGCGAGCTTGTTGCCAACTACAAGGGTCAGACTTATGACTCCAACACAAAGCTGCCGGTTCCTACTGCCAGCGTATTCCAGGAGGCATTCTTGGACGAGACCGGTGTATCATTCCGCATCATCAACCGCACTGTCCGCTTGGAGCATGATGGTGCAAAGAAGAGCGTTAAGCCTTGGAACAACGATATGATTATCGGTGTCTGCTCACAGATGATTGGTGCCCTCGTTTACGGTCAGGTAGCAGAGGCAACCAACAGAGTGCCAGGTGTAACCTATCAGCAGATTGATTACAAGCTTATCTCTCAGTATTCAACAACTGATCCATTGCGTGAGACAACTGCGGTGCAGGCATACTGCTTGCCTGTCATCGAGGACGTTGATACAATCTATCAGATTAATACTAAGCTGGCAGACCCAGACGTTTCGGTTGATACCGAAAAGAAGAAAGCAGATGCAGAGGACGCTAAGGTAACAATCTCTGATGTGACCTACAAGAAGCCGGAGGCTATCACAACTCTCAACGCTCTTGGTGCTACACTTGCTAGTGATGCCAGCGACAAGGAGATTATTGATGCCTACAATGAGCTGCCTCCTACAAAGAAGAAGGAGTTCAAGGATAACGCAGCTAAAGCTGAGGAGTAATCATGAAGACGGTCGGACAAGCTTTGGTGGATGAGGTACACATCCCTATCCCCTATGGTTTCGTGGAAAACGCTTGCATAAAGCGTGACCTCGATATCGAATCAGAGTTCACTGGTGACGTTGCCAGAAGTGACGCCTACAAAGGAACGCTTGCCGACTGTCTGCTTTCTCTCATACAAGCCGTTAGCTTCTCCGAAGCGGACAAATCAATAGGTTCCCTCTCGGAAGACCAGCGAAAGGCTATATTAGTTCAAGTCAATCGTTTATATAACTCTATCGGCGAGGAGGAGGTTTCACTTACTCCGAAGCCGACAGTTTACATTAATTGCTGATGAGTCTATTGAGTTTTCATGCCTCAAAGCTATACAGGCAGCAGAAGGTAGCTGGCTATACAGATGATGATGGAAATTATCACCAGGGCAAGACCGAGTGGAAGTTCTGCTGCACTTGTGATGTAGTTCCTGCTGGCGAGGCTAACAAGTTAGTTACATCTGACGGTTCTATTGATTACTACTCCTACGAAGTGCATAATTTGCCCGTAGGAATTGAAAAGTTCTCTTATGGGGATTTTATCAAGCTAGAAATTTTGGGGGCTGAGGAGGTAATTATCAAGGTCAAGGGATTTCATCGTTATCAACTCCAGTGTAAGATATGGGCATAAGAATGACAACCAGCGCTTCCGCTCTTGATGCCTTCCTACAAAGAGCCGCAAGGAAGATACAGGAGAATGTGCTTAAGGCATTGAGCAAGCTAGGAGACGAATCTGTGGTTAGAATCCGTAACAGGTCTGCCAAAGAAAGCTGGATAGACCATACGGGCAACCTAAGAAGCTCTATAGGCTTCGCCGTGTACGAGCAGGGAAGTAAATATATGGAATCAGCCTTTTCGCAGGTTCTCAGTGGCACAGACGGCTCTGCAAAGGGCAAGAAGATGATCAATGACCTTGCTAAGGAATATTCCAGGGTTTATGCTTTGGTTGTCGTTGCCGGAATGGAATACGCAGGAGAGGTGGAAGCCTTGGAAAGCAAGGATGTCCTCGCATCAACGAAGATATGGGCCACATCCATTGTAGAGCAGCGTGTGAAGACAGCAATAGACTCAGCAGTTAATGAAATAAACAAGTGGAAGATATGAAATCAGACGGAGCAATTAAGACAGATGTTTACCGGTACATCAACGAAAGCGGTTTCATGAACAACGTCAATGGCAAGCTGTCAAAGACGATGAGACCGCATAATTCTCATAAGGAAGATGTCGTTATCTCCATCTTGGCTAATGAGGGAACGCAGCTTCAAACGGCGATTATAAATGTAAATATATATATACAAGACCAGGACGTAGATGGGCAGTTTGAGGAGAACACTATCAGAGTTGACGAAATCTGCAAAATGGCTTGGAATCTCTTGGAAACGTTCAGAACGAGCGAGTATGCAGCCCACGCTATTGAGCAGAGGGTATATGCAACAAGCACGGGAGAACATGTAATAAATAATCAAGTTGAATATAAACTCATAAACGATTAAATTATGTCAGTAACATCATGGGGCAAATGTACTATCTACGTTCAAGAGGTAGGTAGCAAAAAGAACGAGTGGACTAAGCTCCCAACTCCAAAGGATGGCACTACTACTGTTACTCCAACGAAAGGCGATACTATGACCCAGGTTGAGGAAGGTGGCGGAATTGTTGACCGCAAGACAAAGAAGTCTACCTACGAGGCTGTATATCAGCTCTTTATCAAGAAGAACCAGTCGCAGCCATTCAAGACCATCGACGGTATCGTAGAGGGTAACTACCGTTTGGCTATCCAACCGGAAGACGCCGAGCTCCCTGGCGTTTACATGGGTAACACTACTATCGGCGCAGAAGAGGCCTATACGACTCAGGACGGTGCTCTTATCACGTACACGCACGCAGCTCTCATCCCAGAGGGTGACGTGGTGGCTAAGACTGTCAATTCAAAGAGCGAGGACGTCTATTGTGCTTACCGCTGGCGTGTTATCACTGCCGCAAAGGGAGCAGGTGAAAAATATGCCTTGACTTTCAAGAAGCCGCAGGATGGCAATACCGCTCCTGCTGAAATCACGGAAACTTACGAAGAGACATAGGCATATCCTAATATCCCTTCCGCCGACTGAGGGTTATCAGCCGGCAACTTACCCAAGTAGCTCAGTTGGGAGAGCGAGACCAAATAGTCCGTCGCATGCAAAAAAATCCAGGGTCTTCAAAAGCTGGTTGAAAGACGCAGGTTCGAGTCCTGCCTTGGGTGCCAACAATTTAAATTCGAGTGATATGGAAGAGTTAGGAATCATTATATCGAATACGCTCACAGATATGCCGATAGGCTTTGATACTGAGCACGCTCACGTTAACATCTACCCTACTACACTGGGCATGATGTACCTAACGTCGCAGTTGGTAGATAGCTTGGAGCTAGACAAAGAGTTACTTCAAGCTGATCCATTCTTGGAAGCATTGCGAGTTGCAAACACCAAAAGGGAGACATGCTGCAGATTGATTGCATATCACTCACTCAATACAAAGAACGAAATACTAGACTCCAAATGCGTAAGCAAGCAGACGGAGCTAATCTTTAAAGAATGCTCCAACGAGGATATAGCCACTCTTCTCATCATCATCCTTAAGGCTAACTCATACCAGACAATAGCCAAAGAAACAGGAATGGAAGAAGAAGCGAAGCGTATGGCAAAAGTCAACGCAGCAAAGAAGTCGGAGAATAGCTTTATATTCGGGGGCAAGACAATATGGGGAACTCTAATAGATGCTGCTTGCGAAAGATACGGATGGACTTTCGATTACGTGGTATGGGGAATATCGTATAACAACCTGACTCTCATGCTTAAAGACAAGATTACTTCAATCTATCTGTCTGACGAGGAGAGGAAGAAAGCCCATATACCGGCAGCAGGGGAAGAGGTCATCGATGGCAACAACAAGGAGGCGGTAATGAAGGCGGTGATAGAGTCCGAGACCGAGATTTAACCGAAGTCTTCCTGCGCACGCACGTAAAGTTCCCATATCGAACACTCATATTTGGTGTTTCCCCGGCGATTCTTTATAACAGAGTATAAATTCAAGGAAAAATAGAACATTATGCCAAGCATTAAATTCGATACAATAGTCGAGACAGCCAAGGTCGTTTCCGGTTTTCGAGACATTCAGAACGCAGTTCATCAGACTGCTAAGATGGTTGAGAAGGACGGAAATTCTATTGACGATGTAATCTCGAATATACAGAACAGTATGAACATTGCCATTGGCGGTTGGAGCATTGGCAAGTTCGTCAATCAGATGATGCAGGTCCGCGGTCAGTTCCAGCAGACAGAAATGGCATTCAAGACGATGTTGCAGTCTGAGGAGAAAGCTGATGCTCTCATGAAGCAGTTGATCCGCACGGCAGCCGTGACACCTTTCGGGGTCGAAGACGTTACAGAGGGAGCCAAGCAGCTCCTTGCGTTCAACGTAGCGGCCGAGGATGTCAACAAGACGCTTATCGGATTGGGAGACGTTGCAGCAGGTATGGGTATGAACCTTAAAGACCTCGTGATGCTTTACGGCACCACCATCGCCAAGGGTAAGATGGACACAATGGACTTGTACCAGTTCCTCAACCGAGGTATTCCTATCGCAGATGAGATAGCCAAGGTTATGGGGCTTGACGTTACCAACGCCATCGAAGAGGTACAGAAGCAAATCAAGGCAGGTAAGGTTACCAGTGACATCTTCATCCAGGCAATGCAGAGTATGACCGCCGAGGGTAGCAAGTTCGGTGGATTGATGGAGGCTCAGTCCAAGACTATTATCGGTCAGATAAGCAACATTAAGGATGCCATTGAGAAGAAGTTCAACGAGATAGGTAAATCCCAGGAGGGTGTTATCAATACCGGATTGGGAGTCGTTTCCACCCTCATTGAGAATTGGGATACAGTAGGCAAGGTGCTTATGACTGTCGTTGCAGCGTATGGCGCATACAAGGCTGCGGTGATATCGATGATAGCAATATCTAAGGCACAGGTAGCTTGGGAGAGTGCGAAAGCATTCTTGTCTTTAGCGAAGTCTATCACAACCGCCAAGGATGCCATGGCTCTGTTCAATTTGGTCTCTTCTTCAAATGTTCTCGGTCTGGTTCTTGGTGCAGTAGCAGCTGGAGTCACGATGTTCAATCTTTTCGGCAATAGCGCTGAGGATGCCGCCACCAAGACTTCCAAATTTACAGAGAGCGCTAATGAGGCATCAAGCAAGGTCGAGTCGCTAATCTCCATTCTGAAGACTGCAAAGGAAGGCTCCAAGGTTTACAAGGACACCATCAAGGAGCTGTCAAACATCTATGACAACTACGGAATTGCTATTGACAAGATCAAGGAAGACGAGAGCAACCTTGTGGATGTTAAGCAGCAGGAGATAGATAAATCTAAAGAACTCGTCGAGCAAATCAAGCTGGAGGCTACAGAGCGCAACAGAGCCAATGCAATCTCCAAGGCTAATGAAGAATACAACAACCGTGTTGATAGCGCTCAGCAAGCCCTTTTGGGTAAGTTGAAGGATTATGGAACCTCTAGCAGCGGTATAGCCGTCGGCATACAGAACATCGTATCTGACTCGGTTATCAAGCAGTTTGATGACCTAACACAGAAGATGGCTGGCTTGAATGAGCACTCCAAGGAGTATCAGACCTATCTGAAGCAATACAATCAGTTAGAGGCTTCTTTGATATCCGAATCTGAAAAGCTTGCTAATGCTTTCGGTTTTACAGGAGACAAGACAAGCGATGCCAGGAAGGCATTGATTGGTTATCTCTACGAACTTCGAGCTGCAAAGAAACTGCATAGTGAAGAGGCAGATAATATCAACCGGGCGGCAGATGCTACCGAGGATTTCGGAAATAAGGCCACATCTACCAAGAATAGGATAAATGCTTTGCAGAAACAACTCCAGGGTGCCGGCGAGGATGTACACGTTCTCTACAACCGTGTCAAGGAGTTCATGCAGAACTATTCCGAGAACAACATCAACTTCCACGTTAACTTCGATGCCAAGATACCATCGTGGATGCAGAATATGAATATTCCGGAACTGGGACGCTTAGGTAAATACTTCTCTGCTCTGGCACGCGACCTTGCAAACAACAAGAAGTCTGGTGCGCTAGTCAATGGAAAATGGATGTCAACAAACGATATTGCCCAGCGAGGATGGGATTACACCAATGCGGCGAACACCAAGCAGACCAAGGCAGATGACAATGCCAAGAGGAAACACCGTGAGAAGGAAGAGGCAGAAGCCAATGCCAAGAAGAACGCTGCCAAAGCCAAGAAAGCATCCGCCGATGCCAAGAAGCAGGCAGAAGACCGCAAGAAGGCCCAGGAGGAACTGAATGAGGACTTGAAGCAGCTGCAGCAGGAAAATATCGACACCGATATATCTCAGATGCAGGAAGGCACGGAGAAGAAGATTGCTGAAATCAAGAACGACTATGCCAAGCGCAAAGCCGAGATTGACAAGCAGGAAGCAGAGTTCAAGAAGAAAAACAAGGAAGCTGGCAAGAAAGTAACCCTTACCTCTGCTCAGTCCAATGCCCTAAATAAGGCTAGAGACCTCGCTACCCAAGAGTATAACAAGAAGCTTGATGAGGTCAACAGGGAAGCACTCACCTCTATGCGCGACTACTTGAAGGAGTATGGTTCACTCTATCAGCAAAAGCAAGCCATTGCCGAGGAGTACGAAGAGAAGATTGCCAAGGCTCAGACGAAAGGCGAGAAGCTCTCCCTTCAGCAGCAGAGAAAGAAGGACCTCCAAACCATCGAGATAAATGCCATCAGACAGAACATCGATTGGGGAAGTATCTTCGGAGACTTCGGTGCTATGTTCAAGGACCAACTGGAACCAACTATTGAGAAGCTGCAAGAGCTTTCAAAGAGTACAACAGATGTTAATGAGCAGAAGACCATACAGGAACTTATCTCCAAGCTACAAGGCTCTGCCACCATCTGGAATAGTGACATCTTTAAGAAAGTCTCTGACGACATCAACTCCTATCAGTCAGCAATGCAGGGCTATATTGATGCACAGGAGCGAGAGATTGAAGCCACAAAAGCTGTCACCAAGGCGCAGGAAGACCTCGCTAAGGCTAAGAAGAGCGGTGACAAGACAAGTATCAACAAGGCTGAAGCCAACCTATCTAGAGCGCAGGGCGTACTTGCTACCGCATCTAACAACGTTTTGGAGTTCGGTTCATCAGTTCAGAAGGCATCATCAGACTTGCAGACATCTGCACAGAAGGCAGTTTCTCAGTTTCAGCAGCTTGAAAATGGTTTGCAGGGTCTCACATCTGGGTCACTCAAAGGCATAGGAAACTCTATTCTAGGGCTTGACAAGCTTTTCGGTGGCACTATGCAGAAGGACGTCGCTAACACTCTAGCAAAGGGCATCCAAGGGTTGCTCGGTAAAGATAGTGACGCAGCCAAATCTCTGACGAAAGCTTTAGGAGATAACGGTATGGCAGGTGAAATAATCTCCGCAATACTCGGCATCCTCGATATTCTGAAAGATGGCTTCGGAACACTCATCAGCAACCTCATGGACACGGTCTTTGGCGCAGTAACGGGCATCCTCGATGATGCTCTATCGGGTGACATCGTTATGAAGCCATTGAAGAGTATCGGGAACAACGTTTCTCATATCCTCAACACGCTTTCATTCGGTGGCTTTAATAGTCTGTTCGGTGGAGATGGAAATGCAAAGAAGGTCAATGATACCATCGAAAGACTGACGGACAGAAATACCCTCTTGCAGCAATCCATCGAGGATTTGACTGACGCAATGGAAAACTCCTATGGTTCCAAGGCAACCTCATACTACGAGCAAGCCTATAAGAATCAGCAGGAGACCAATCAGAACTACCTCGACATCGCAAAGGCGCAGGCAAGCTATCATGGTTCGCACCACTCATGGAACGCTTATTGGGGCGGCTTCGGTAGTGACGAGATGGATTGGATCAAGAAGAACGTCAAATCAGACTTCAATGGCGACCTCTTCTCCCTCAGCCCAGAGGAAATGAAGCTCCTCCGTGGCAACGTTGCCATTTGGGAGCATATCGAGAACACAGGAAAGGGTAACTATGGTGGGCGTCTGACGGAGAAGTTGAATGACTACATAGACCAAGCAGGCAAGCTGGAAGAGTTGTCAGAGCAGTTCAAGGAGAACCTTACTCAGATTTCCTTCAGTGGAATTAGAGATAGCTTTTTGACGGACCTTATGGACATGAAGAAGGATGGTAGCGACTTTGCTAGCGAAATGGCAGATGATTTCGCAGAAAAGATGCAGAAGTCCCTTCTCTCTTTCAGTATGGAAGACATTATCAATGGAGACTTGAAGAAACTCTACGATGATTGGGCAAAGGCTATGAAGGATAAAAACGGAAAGCTAACCAAAGAAGATGTAGATGCATTCTACAAGCGTTACGATGATATAGTCCAGGAAGGTCTGAAGAGACGCGACGAGTGGGCAAAGGTAACAGGCTACACTGGTTCCTCATCCTCATCACAGACCGCAACAAGCGGAGGATGGGCATCTATGGGGCAAGATACCGCGGACGAGCTGAATGGTCGCTTCACCGCCCTGCAGATTGCAGGAGAGTCAATCGCTCAGAACATGACTACCACCATATCACAGATGGAGAGCATCGTTACACTCGGAATCTCAACCAATGGCGCAGTATTGGAGATTAGAAATATGATGATTATGACAAACAGCTATCTCGAAGACATCGTGAAGTATTCAAAGCTCACCTACAATGACTTCGGAACTAAGCTGGATGACATGAACAGAAGATTAAAGGATATTTGACCTCTATAGGCTTTTCGCTCGTCAACCCTTACAACTATACTCAACAATAGAAAAAGCGGCTCACAGCGAAGCCTATGAGGTTATTTAATGATTAAATAGTTATGCTTAAAGGACAACTTTACATAAATGGTAATGATGCCTACCTTACGTGGGGCATCTTCCTAGACGAAACTGCCCTCAGTGCGCTCATGACCCCTGCACCAAACAAGGAGTTCATCAGCAACAAGTATCGCTCAAAGGACGGAAAGTCGGTTATCAAGCACAATCCTAGATTGGATGAGAGGGAGATAACGCTGCCGTTCAATATGACCGCCAATGACTCAGATACGTTCTTGACGAACTATGCTAGGTTCTGCGAGGAGGTTCTTGCCAAGGGAGAGTTGGTTATCCGCACCCGATTCCAGCCTAATGTGTGGTATCGGTGCATCTATCTCTCCTGCACTCAGTTTAGTCAGTGCATTCGGGAAATGGCAAAGTTCAGCCTAAAGCTCAACGAGCCAGACCCTAGTGACAGAGGTGAAACAAGTAAATATACAAGCTAATGATTCAGATTAAGAGAAATAACAAGGTATTCTTCACATTAGAGGACTTCGGTGAGGGTTCTAAGCTGTCATATCAGCTTATGGACCACCACTACATCATCTTGAAGTTCACTACGGCTACTCCTATCTATTTCGAGATTGGGGACTCCGTAGAGATTCCCGACTTCGGCTACTTTGAGCTTACATCATCATACTTCCCTAAGCACAATGATAGTGATGGCTACGACTACGAAATGCAGATGGATGCCTACTATATGTCTTGGAAGAATAAGATTTGCAAGTATCGCCCTCAGCACGGAGCCAACGAGACCTCCTTCAACCTCACCACAACTGTAGGTGTACACATGAACGTTATACTCGGCAACCTAAAGGCACTAGGTCTTACGTATAATGGCGAGGATTTCTCTGTTGACTACACTACGTACAACAACAAGGCTTTCGATGTTCAGAAGAGATTCTTGATAGAGTACGGCTCTATCAGCATTCTCGATGCTCTCAACGCCATCTGTTCTGAAGACGCACTCAACTGCGAGTGGTGGATAGATGGCTCTATTATATACCTTGGATATTGCGAAATGGAAGGGCAGACAACATTCGAACAGGATGTTAATGTTCTGTCTATGTCCTATTCGGAATCTAAGTCAACTTATATTACGAGACTGTACGCATTCGGCTCAGACAGAAATATTCCGAAGGGATATTTCACTGGTGCCGATGCGGACGTCACCACCGATGGTGTAGCTACCGATTACCTCATGCTCCCTAACAAGGAAGTAGATAGTGATGGTTTCTATGCCAAGGATGGCTACCTGGAGAATGTGAATGTCGTGAAGAACGACAAGCAGGCTATCGAAGGTGTCGTGATGTTCGAGGAAGAATACCCGAAGGTTGAATGCAGGGTGAGCAGAATCAAGACCTACGATAGCACTGTTGATAACGATGATGGAACTAAGACTACACAGACGTTTTGGCAGATTGGTTCAACGGACTCCTTCGCTGAAAGCTTTGAAGCTAGTTGGATAAAGAGCAACCTCACTCTAGGTATCAAGTTCACTAGCGGTGCCCTCATGGGTATGGAGTTCGATGTTAGTTTCAAGATTATCGACAAGGAGAACTTTTTCGAGATAGTGGCTAATGACACTTACGGAAGAACTCTTCCCGATAGTGTCATGTGTCCGAAGGAAGGTGATAGGTTCTTCCTGTTCAATTGGGACGCAACCAAGATTACAGATACGGACCTCATCCCTACTGCTCAATTATCTCTGTTCGATAGAGCGAAGCAGTACTATCAGAAGACCATGATCAGCAATTCAAACTTCACCTGCACGATGGATGGCGACAAGTTCTACAATGATGGAATATACGATTACCATCCTCTCGGTGAACAGGTAAAGCTGATTAATGATATGTTTGCGCAGGTGGCTGCGGATGGCAAGCACTACCGAAACTCTCGTATCATCGGAATGGAGATACCTTTGGATATCCCTTACGACCACCCTCAGTACACGGTTGGCGAAAAGGCAGCTACTAGCCGGTTGGGTAAGTTGGAAGACAAGGTTGATTCCATCAAGGTGAATGGAATGCAGATAGGCGGCACTGGAAGCGGTAATGGTGGAGGTGTCTATGTAATTGGCATGAACGATACCACTCCTGCATCCGATAGTAACGTTTATTCTGCTAGACGCTCTAGGATGGAGTTTATATCTAGGCTGCTGGATAACACCGCAAAAGGAACTATCACTTGGGAAAAGGTGCAGAAGTTCTTTAGTGGGTTGCATGTCGGTAACTCCAACAATGAGAACGGAGGCTCGTGGACTCCAGACGCAGAAGGTCGTTCGCACCTCATCACAGATTACTTGGAGGTAAGAATGAAGGCTATCTTCGAGGAGCTGGTCATCAATAAAACATCCACCATTGGCGGTAAGGAGATAATCTCTCCTGCTGGCGGTGTGGTGGCTCATAAGGTAGAAGAGGTTACTGTGACATATAATAATGTGTCACAGAAGGCTTATCGTTGCTATTTCTTAGCAGAGCAGGATGGTGATGAGGTAGATAACGACTTCGCGGTTAACGACCAAGTGCGCTCGGAATCATTCAATGTTCGCAAGGGCACTTATCACAAGGCTGGCAATCACTTCTATTGGCGATTGGTAATCGGTCGTGATGAAGACCCTGTAGAGCTGGAAGGAAAGAAGTATCATTATATCGACCTCTCTGATACCGATTGCGCTACGGCAAGCAACGTACCTGCTAAAGGTGATGTGCTCAACCAGTGCGGTAATAGAACCGATATAGAACGTCAGAACTGCCTTATCTTCTCGGCGGTAGATACCTATTCGCCATCCATCAGCCTCTATCACGGCATCAACAGCTATTCCTTTGCCAATAGGGAGTACGTGGAATATGGTGTGAATAAGCAGAATAACAAGGCATTCTTCAACGTCTATGGTGATATGTATGTAGGCGATAGACCTACAAAGGAGAATGGCTATGAGGGCAGCTCTTATATCAGATATGATAGCAGCACTAAGCAAATGTCTGTTAAGGCTAAGATTTCCGCTAAATCCACTGTGGATGGCAAGGAATTGTCTCAGTATTTCAAGAAGATTGGCGAATTGCAGAATCAGGTGGATGGTGCTATCGAAACGTGGTTCTATGAGGGTGTGCCTACCTTGGAGAATGCCCCAGCCATCAGTTGGAAGACCGATAAGGATAAAGAAATCCATCTTGGCGACCTTTACTACGAAGAAAAGACGGGCAAGGCATACCGCTTTGCCAAGGATAGCAACACCTATAAGTGGACTCTCATTACAGATACCGACATCGCCAAAGCTCTTTCCGATGCAAGAATGGCACAGGAGACCGCAAACGGGAAGATGAAGGTGTTCAGCGTTCAGCCTACGACACCTTATCAGGTTGGCGATATATGGGTTAATGCCACTTATCCTTCTGACGGCAGTACCTACAAGAATGAGGTATTGCGCTGTCAGACCAACAAGGCAGCAGGTTCTCAGTTCGCCATCGGTGATTGGATTAAAGCATCTAAATACACCGATGATACCGTTGCCAACGCAGCCAAAAAGGAAGCAGAAGATGCTCAGAAGGCGGCACTGACCGCACAGACGGACATTAAGAACCTCGGAAAGACGGTCACTGATAATAAGAAGGAATTCGATAATTATGTTACCGATGGCTACCTAGAGCCTTCCGAGATTGCAGCAATGGCGCAGGATTCTAAGCGACTTGAGGATGATTTTGCGGCAGCACAGAAGTCATACAATGAGGTGAAGAACGCAGAGGTACTGAAGGACACCAAGGAACTCACCGACCTCAACACCGCTTTTGCTACCCTCACGAGTGCCAAAACGGAACTCGTTACGTATCTCTCAGATATATCTACAAATTACAATAAGGCTGATACCAACGGCAAGGCTACTATCGTCTCAGCCGTGGGAACGAAGTTCACCAACTTTCAGTCCGCATACAGCGCATTCTATGACAAACTTGGCTTGGCAAACGCCTATATCACTAGCAAGATATATGGTGACTTGAAGCAGAATATCACAGACCTCGCAGGTTACAAGTATCTCAAGGATGCGCTCGGTCAGACTACAGATATTGACGGTGGTCTTGTAATGACAACGCTCCTTGCGCTGAGAGACGGAGACGGAAACGTTCAGAGCGGTATCAACGGAGCAATAGACCCGAACAGAGGACAGAAGAGCATCGCAACATGGTGGGGCGGTCAGATGGTGGATAAGGACTATAATAGCGGAAATCTTACCCCTGCAACCTCCCTCATCCGCTTCGATGGCTCTGGCTACCTTGCAAACGGGGCTATATGGTGGGACGTGAGCGGAAAGGTTCACGCAGATCCTACATCGTTTATCATCAGCGAAAAGAATCTTGGCGCATACCTCATCTTCTTCGAGCCGACTTGGAAGGAAGGAAGTGCAGGAACGAGCGTTGCCGACCTTGTGTCTTTGAAGCCAAATGCTCCATTCTCTAAACTTGGCGTATCGGGCGATGCTACATTCGAGGGCACAATCTCCTTCCATGGCATTAAGCTCACGTATGATTCCACAAACAAGGCTATCAAGATTGATGGTAATCTCTATGCCACAGGCGGTATCACGGCATACGGAGCAGGAGCATCTACCACGGGTGGTGGCGGCTTGATTGCAAGCGTAATCAGCTATGCGAGAATCTTAGAAGGAAGCTATACGGATGCAGACTTGACTAGTATTCCGAATGCCTATGCTATCAAGGCTCTCAGCAGCCGAATTGACAACATAGCCACAGAACTTGGCGGTCTGAATCTCTCTTGGAATAACATTACGGGTAAACCATCAACATTCGCACCTAGTGCGCATACCCACAAGTGGTCAGAAATCACTGACCGCATCACGAAGGTAAGCCAGCTTACCAACGATGCTGGGTATCTGACTGCTCATCAGTCTCTCGCAAGCTATTATACCAAAGCGGAGATTGATGCAAAGGGCTATACTACCAATAAGGGTACTGTTACATCAGTGGCTCTTACCCTCCCTACAGGTTTGGCGTGCGCAACAAAGACCATCACAACAAGCGGCACATTTGCTGTTACTTTTGCTTCTGGATATTCAATTCCAACAACGACAAAGCAGACGGCTTGGGATGGTGCGGTATCAGCAAAGCATACTCATAGCAATAAGTCTGTGTTGGACGGCATTTCATCTGCGAAGGTAACTCATTGGGATAGTGCCTATGATTGGTACGCCCTTATGACTACTGACGAGGAGACTGCGGACGGAATTATCAATAAGTGGAACGAGGTGGTGAGCTTCCTCGCCAATATTGCGCAGACAGACACTTTAAGTGGTATCGTTGATGGAATCAATAAGTCTATATCTGACGAAGTAACAAGAGCGAAAAAGGCAGAAGGGGTGAACGCTTCGGGCATATCCACCAACAAGACGAGTATCACCACCTTGCAGGGCTACTTTACAAGCGGTTCAGCGAAAAAGGCTCTTCAGCTCACGAATACTCACAAGCTTTGGGGTAACTCGTTTAACGGTACTGCCGATATTAACGGAAGTATCATCGTGCCTGACGGAAAGTACATCTCCATCGGCAACATAAAGATGGAGTATGATGCAACCAATAAGGCGTTGAAGATTACGAACACTACGACTAACGAGGTGGCAAACCTCTATACTAGTGGTGGTGTTTCTGCCTATGGTGTTGGGACATCATCATCCAGTGGTGGCGGCTTGAACGGCAGTGTGAAGAGTTATTCAAATGCCTTGAAGCTTACATCAGAATCGCTGAGTGAGATTGCCTCTGCCTACTCCATCAAGGCTCTTGATTCTCGTATCTCCAGCTTGGAAGGTGGTAGTGCTACTGCTATTTCTGTCAGCGGTAGCGGTAATGCGGTTACGTCTGTCACCAAGAATGGTACTACTATCAGCGTAGTTAAAGGTAGTACGTTCTTAACTAGTCATCAGTCACTTGATGGTTACGTTAATGCAATATCTGTAAGTGGAAGTGGGAATGCTATCACGTCTGTATCTAAAAGCGGAAAGGGTATTACATTTACTAAAGGTGCTACATTTTTAACTTCTCACCAAAGTCTTGCTAACTATTATACCAAAAGTAGTGTAGATTCACTTCTTAGTGGTAAGTCGGCAACTAGTCATACACATAGTGTTAAGATTAACGGTGTTACTAAAACTATTGCAGCTACTGGTGGAACTGCTGTAGATTTAGGAACTTATCTTACTTCTCATCAAAGTTTAGCAAACTATGTTACTATTAATGATAGTAGACTTAGTGATAGTCGTTATCCTAAATTTGCTAATAAAACTTGGTATTTAGTAGGAGACGATGTTTATATTGGTAACAACAATATTAGTGGTACGTTTTGTATTAAATCTGCCAATAATGGCAATGTAAGTGGTATAGCAATATATAATAGTGATGAAACTAAAGCTGCTAAGCTATGGTTTGATAATACAAATATAAACCTTGATAAACAACTTGTTATGAATAACAAGCGTATTTGGATTCAAGGTGTAGGTACTGCTGGAGGTAATAATAATAGACTTACTCTTGTAGCAGGTATGCCTAGCGGATTAACATTTAATTCTACATGCCGTGGAACGATTCTTTATTCTAATGGTATAGCATTTGCTGACCCATATAATAGTAATTCAAATAGTGATAGTGGATGGATTAGACATTTAGAAACTACTTCAAATGTTGGAACTTTAGAAATAGCAGTAGGTGATGATGCTTTAAATGAGCAAATTCATTTTAGATGGTATAATACAAATTCTAGTGCAGAAACTATAGTATACGATATAACTGTTCCTAGAGCTACAGGTACTTTAGCTTTAACTAGTCAAATACCTACTACTCTTCCCGCAAATGGAGGTAATGCAGATACAGTAGATGGTATTCATGCTAACGGACTTCTTACTGCTCTATCTAATTCTAATAAAGGAATTAGTATAACAGTTGGTGGAACAACTAAAAGTGTTAGTAATATTAGTGTTAATTATGCTAGTAGTGCTGGCAATGCTGATACTGTTGATGGTTATCAAGTTAATGGCAGTAATGTTGCACCCTATGGACATATACCTAGTATAGAAAACGATGGAGTAATGGAAGTAGGTAAATATATTGACTTTCATAATGATAATAGCGGTAAACATGATTTTTCTACTAGATTACAAACTACTGGTAATTATGGAAATTCAGTTTATTTGCCATCGCATAATGGTACATTAGCGTTAATTTCTGATAATGTAGCTTCTGCAACCAAACTTGCAACAGCAAGAACTATTTGGGGTCAAAGTTTTGATGGTACTGGTAATGTTAATGGAACTATATATATAAACAATAGTGATTCTGAAAACGGAGCTATAATATTAAATAATAATGTAAATGCTAATGCTCGTATATCAGCTATAAAAGACCAAGTAGTATTTAATACTGGTGCTGCTATTCGTTTTGGAGCAGTCGACTGGGAGTATAGTGATTGGGCTGGTCTTAAATATGATACTGTTGCTAATGCTATATATTTAGGTATAGCCGATGGAACTGTATTTACATATTATTCTAATAAAAGAAGTAATGGTACACTTAAATTTCCAGGTATTACAACCATAACTCCTGATAGTGGAGCTAGAATTGGAGGTAGTGGTGGTGATTTATATTTAGGTAATGCTAATAATAGTAATTGGGTGAAAGTTCAAGATATATGTAGTCATAATGGTTCTAATTATTGGTATATATATCAAAGCGGTAATGCTCATTTTAGTAACATTAATGTTGCTGGTACTACTACTATCGGTGGTAATACTACTATCGGTGGTAATTGTCTTGCTAAAGGTGGAGTTACAGCTTATCAATCTTCTGACATCCGCTTGAAGCAGGATTTGCGGAAGCTGGACTACTTGGGTATCATCAAGGCGATGGGTGGCACTTATGGCTTTGCTTGGAAGAAGGACAATACAAGGTCTATCGGTTGGATTGCCCAACACGTCTTGTGCAACCCTCACTTAAAGGACATCGTGGAGACGGACGAGAAGGGCTACTACAAGATAAACTACTGGTCTCCGAAGCTGATTGCAACGGCATTTGGTGCTATCGAGCAGGTGGGCGATGAGGTCAGCAGGTTGAAGGCTCGGGTGGTCTTCCTCGAATCAGAGGTTCAGCGATTGAGTGGAGATAAGAAAGACTGCAACAAGAAGAGATTAGATAACAAGAATATTAATTTATTAAATTAGTTAAGAAAATGGAGAATTTAAAGATTAACAAGAAGAGTGAACAGACAACCGCCACTTACACAAAGGACGGCTATCGAGTAGAAATCACCTACAATGTTGACAAGACTGGTGGCAACATCGACAGCATCAACATGAGTATCTATGGTGATGCAAATGGTAACTATCTCGGCAATGCCAATGCCAGCTCCAACGGCAGCGAGCTGACCTACAACATCAGCGGCATCCCTCAGAGCAAGCTCAGTGAGGTGTCAGCATTGATTGCGGAGGTTGATTCCGCTATCGCTACCAATATGGCTAGCGAGGCAGCAGAGTAAGTATTAACGCAGGGTGGCTCTTATAGAGCTGCCTTGCCTAGTGTTTTAAGTTTTAAAGATTAAGCGTATGGCTCTATCTAATAACAAAATCACTGCTCCAGTGAGCGTGGATGATGTTGCGGATTGTCTCGGAATGACCCGCAGCAGTACCTTGGCAGACCTATGCACATCATCGAAAATTAACGTCTGGGCGAAGTACAAGCCTACTGTATTTCCATCACCCTTTCCCGATGATTGGTATAAGGCGAAGGATGGCAACTACGGCATCAATATTACGGCAGAAAACGGCAAGAGCAACTGGAAAGACCTTGTAGCGGAATACTCGAAGGTAAATAATGGATATGCCACCTTATATAACAAGCCTACTGGCGGTGCGTCTGCGCCATTCCGCTTGGGTGATTTCAGAGGCTACTTTCATAATGCCAATCCCGAGGTGAAGGATTATCTATCCACCAACGTGTTCATCCGTGATAGTGATACCAATCAGATACTCACGGAACACAATATCGTATCGGCAGATGGCTTACAGATAAGCTATTTCGATTTCGCCGCATTCAAGGATAAGTACTTCGGCTACATCATCACTGACAAGAGCAAGTCCACTCTTATGTACATCACCACGGCATCCAGCGTGGGCACATTCACCGTGCCGCTGCCCAAGAACGCCCTTCAGGTAGGCGATTACCTTGCCTTCCCGATGTTCTGCTCATTCAACTACTCCAGTGACCACACCATTCATCAGATGACTTGTTACGTCATCCCAAACCTCGCAGGAGGCAAGCAGCTCTCCATCATCAGCCAGTCACAAGCCGTGGCTGGAAACTTCGCACAGATTACGGCAGAGCAGAAGCTTGGTAGAATCATCGTAACGCTGAAGATGAAGAATAACGCCACTACAGTAGAAAATGTTGCTGTATATTGCGTATATCAGACCGACCCGTCCAAGGGACAGAGTATGGTCGTAGGAGAGTATGTGAATACGGTAGGAACGATGAATGCAGGTGAAACAAAGACTGTCAGATTCACAAATCTTACAAGTGGAAAATCGTATAAGATATACGTGATAGCAAATGGCACTTGGGTTGTAAAGGGTCTTTTCCCATTAAGTGATATTATGCTCGATATGTAGTAGATATAAAAAAAGTATAACGATAAAAAAGAAAGAAATATGAGTGTAAATAACGGAAAGATTACCCCCCCCATATCCATCGATGATGTTAAGTCGGTGCTGGGAGAATCAAGTAATGATTTGGCTACATTGTGCAAGTCCGCCAAGATAAATATGTGGGCAAAATACAAACCAACCTGTTACCCTTCACCTTTTCCCGATAATTGGTATAAGGCTAGGGACGGGAACTATGGAATTTCTGTTCCAAGCTATAACACTCTAGAGTCTTTGTACAATGCTTATTTTATAGATGGTGACGAAAATCACGATAACGGATATTCGTATGAGAGACCTTCGGGAGGAAGTGCAGAGCCTTATCGCTTGGGTGATTTTAGGGGATACAATAGTAGAGCTACTAGTCCAATTTTTGGTTTTCTTGCTACAGCAAGGGCAACAACCAATGGAGGTGTGTCGGGGTCTTGTGGATTCCGTCAGCCTTCCGTAGGTGAGGATGATAGAGTTAACCTCGAAGATATTGGTATAACGAAAGATTGTTATTTCGGCTTCGCTCTGTTCAAAAGTGGGAAACCTGTTTATTTTAGGACAGAATCAAACACTGTAAGCAATGGTAATTTTCAGGTGCAAATCGGTGGAAATGGTTCTAATTTAGCTACAGGAACTTACGTTGCCATTCCTTTTCTTTCCACGGCTAAGTATGACAACAGTAACAGGCCTAATTTTGTAGCAGGAAGTTGGTATCCAATTCCTACAGCAGTACCAAACGAAGTGATAATAGAAACAACTCAGAATGCTTACTTGCGAGACTTGAAGTTAAGTTATCAGGCATTAACCCAAAAGGTTACATTGAAGAATGTTGGTTCTACGACATATAAAAGAATCTATATTGATATTAGGTTCTCTACAAGTACTCAAACGACTGCTTTCCAATTTGGCGAGTATAGGGCTGTAACCAACAAAGATATTGCGCCTAATGAGATTATCACAGTTGATATAGGTAGCTATGCCTTACTGGAAGGGAAAAGTTATAAAGCCATGCTTTACGCAGCAAATACATTTGTTGACCAGATACCTTTGCTATCTAATTCGTAAATGCAAGGCTAAATGAGAAAATGAATTAAGTTTAAACATAAAAATAAAGAAACAATTATGAAGAAGATTAAGACAATCGAGGCTGTTGCAGCCTACAAGACACTGAAGGCATTGAAGACATCATCAATGAGCGATGATGCCGCTATGCGAGTTTGGAAGAATATGAAGGCACTGCGCCAAGTAGCCGATACCTACGACAAGGATGTGGAGGAAGCGCAGCAGAGCTTGAAGGACGATAAGTTCGAGGAGATGCAGCGCAAGCTCCAGGAGTGCCAGCAGTTGGAGCAGAAGCACGCCAATGAGGGCTACGAATACACCAAGGACGATTCAGCCAAGTTCGCTGAGGTCAATGAGTACTTCTTCAATCAGAAGCAGAAGACAGAGAAGTACTTCTCAGACCTTGCCAATGCCGAGGTAGAGGTAGCCATCGAGGCAGTTGAAGAGAAAGAGCTTTTCAAGGCTGCTAAGGATTGCGGCTTGAAGTTCGCTGATATGGAGACCCTTGATGTTGTGATAGGATAAACACTGATAAGTAGATATAGGAATAGCGTTAGAATTTGGCAAGAAAGCCGTTCTAACGCTATTTTTGCAACCATCTACTTTCAGATTGTTACTTTTTATAAAGTTTAACACAGAAATATTCTCATTTCCGCTGGTTTTGTGCAAAAGAGTGTATCTTTGCACCATCATTTAATTAAAATCAACGCTTATGAATAAAGAAGACGAAGACAACCTATTAAAGTGGTTGAAAGACAAAGATGTCAGTGAGGTTATGGATTTGCTGATGAGACATGGTAATCGGTATAGTAGAAGGATTCTGAAATTTTTCAGATGGTTTTGCAAGTACGTTCCTATCACGCTTATGTGCTTTCACGCATACGGCATTTATGAATTCTCTCAGCATCCTCGTGAAATGTTCATCCCTTATGCGGAGAATGCAACTTGCTATCTCTACATATATTTTATGGTGTACGTCCTGCCAATGGTTTTGATATTAGCAAGCCGATTTTTCTTCTTGTGTTGGAGATACCGCATTCCATTCTTCTACTTTGCAAGCATCAATGCGGCTCACATTGTGGAATGGAGCTGGTATACCACCAAAGATATGGTAGATTCTTGTTTTACAGTCATGGTAGTAACGGCAATATTCTATCTGTACTCTTTTACTGATTTGTTTATCAGCAGGTCAAAGTTAGGACGTAAAATCTGTGCATAATGGGAAAGATATTGAATTATAAGATGCTCGGAACGGCTTTTAAGTCGCTGAGTGATGCTTGTTTTAAAGCTGACGAGCAACAGAGAAATGGTGAGAAGGTCACCGCTTGCGGAATGAGTGATGATGACCTAGATAGACTATGTGACATCATTCCAGATATGCTCAATCCTATGATGAGCACCGAGGAGGTCAAGGAGAAACTTCACGTTTCTGATGCAACATTGAATAGAATGGTTGCTAGAGGTGACATTCCGAACGGAGAATGCAAAAAGCGAGGGCACACCCGATATTTTAAGAAGTGGGATATACTGCACTTCATTAAGAGTAAGAGAAAATAATAGTTGAACATGTAAGTATTCCTTACAAGTTGAGTAAGAGAGGTAAGTGATTGCCTCTCTTTTTTATATGTTAGAATAAAGTTTTGCACTTTTTCGTGAAATCTATTTGATGATTAAATATTTTGTTGTATATTTGCAGCGTTATTGTTTAATTATCAAATAGTTATAGTATGGCAGATAGAATTAAAGATATTGTTGTAGGCGTAGTTCTTGCACTCCTCGCCTATCTTAAACCGATTGAAGGCGAGTTGTCTTCGCTTATGATCGTCTTCACCCTCAACTTTATTTTCGGTTATCTTAGTGGCATGATTGCAAAAGGAGAGAACTTCGAGTTGAAGAAAGCAGTTGTGTGCATCGGTCACGCTACCGTTTTCTTCGTTCTTTGCGCAGCAGTATATGCAATCGGGCGATTCAAAGGACAGATGGAAGGCTCGGTCCAATGCGTTTCCTTTATCTCGTACCTAGTATTATGGTTCTACGGATGCAATATTCTTAAAAACTTGAAACAGATTTTCCGAAAGGGAACACCACCTTGGTATATAGTGAGTTTCCTCTATTATCTCATGCGCTTCAAATTTATCGAGAAGCTTCCATATTTGTCAGACTATCTAAATTACACGGAAAAGGAGGAAAAGATATGATGTTAGCGATTATTATGGTGGCAGCTATTATAGTAAGCATTATTGTATTTGGCTGCATTATTCAAAGAAATGATTATAGCGAGGAGGAGAAGTAAACATGGCTGATTCTAGTAAACTCGTTCCGTTTATCCTCAGTTGGGAAACGGACAAATACACAAATAACAAGAAAGATAAGGGCGGTCCAACAAAATACGGCATCACCCTTGCGACCTGGAGGAGAGTCGGGTATGATAAGAATGGTGATGGTGTCCTTAACGAGGAAGATGTAAAACGCCTTACTGAGGAAGACTTTCATCGAGTTTTCAAGCAGAACTATTGGAATGCTTGCAAGGCAGATAAAATACAGGATCAGAGCGTAGCCAATATGCTAGTAGACTTCGCTTATAATAGCGGAGTCAGCAAAGCGGTAAAACATCTGCAACTTGTATTAGGTATCACAGCAGATGGTATCATCGGTAATAAGACGCTGTATGCCATTAATAAATCCAATGGAGAAAGACTATTCGAAGCCTTCAAGAAGGATAGAAAAGCTTATCTAAAGAGAATTGCAGTCGGTGACCAGAAAGGTTTTCTTAAAGGGTGGCTTCGCAGACTTAGCTACATTACGTATGGTAATCTAAAATTGAATAAATGATGAAATGGTATGATATAAGATTTTGGAAATGGGCAACCATTACCCTAGTGGTAGGTCTTGCGCTTGTTTCTGTCTTAGGGTGCAGTACTCCTAGAGCAGTAACTGCACAAACCTTCATCACAGACAAGCAGAGTGAAAAGAAGTTCGATTCCCTCTTCACTACCCGATTGTCTTATGCCTTCGAGCAATGGCAACATATCCAAAAGCGAGAAACAGAAAAGGCTACAAAAGATAGCAGCTATGTAAAAGATAGCACAGCAACCCGATATGATGCGCAAGGGAATAAGATTGGTGAAGATCGTTTTCATTACGAGAGTCACTATTTATTTGAAAAGGAACGAAGAATGCTACTCGATACCATCAGTACATATAAAGCATACAAAGATAGCTTTATATATTACAGAGAAAGATGTGACTCATTATCAAAGATTGGTACCTCTCAGTTCTATAAGATTAACGCTCCTTCTATAAAAGAGAAATCTCTGTCAAGTATGCAGAAGATATTCTTAAAAACGGGGCAGATGTTTTGGTTCTGCTTTATACTCATAGTTATGTACTTATTATATATATCAAGGAAGAAAAAGAAATGTTCTTAGAAAAGTTGTTTAATTAAGGTTTTAAGATTTATTTTTGGATAACTAGGGCGACTATTCGTGATGAGCGGTCGCCCTTTTTGTTTGCAAAGTAAATTCTTCCGTTCTAAGAGGATAAAAAATGAGTCTACCTACTATCACCATAAACCACTGATTCAGAGCCACTAACGAAAACTATGATAGTCTTATAGCTTATTTCAAAACAATTTTCTAACTTTGCACACGTAACGTTACAAATAGTGTTAGTTAAATATTAAGGTTAAATTAAAAATTCGGGATATGGAAAGTAAAACTTACGTGTTCAATCCAGAGAGCGGCACAAGCGGCACAGGCTCTAATGGAATCTTGGCTATGCTTCCTGCACTCATGCAGAGACAGGGTGTTGACCCAGGTCTTATTGCACTCTTGAACAACCGTGGAAACGGAAATGGTTGGGGTGAAGACATCTTTGCTATCCTTTTGTTGTTCATCCTTATGGGCAATAATGGTATGGGACTCTTCGGAGGTAATCGCTGCATGGGTTCCAACGGACAGGGCGGCGTTATGCCAATGCTTAACAATGATGCCAATACTGCCGTTATCATGCAGGCAGTTCAGCGCAATGGTTTTGATGTTCAGAGCTTGGCTACAGCCCTCAACACATCAAGTGATGCAGTCATGGCTGCAATCAATGGCTTAGGTCAGCAGATTTGCAACCTCGGCAATCAGATGGGCATGAATGCTAATCAGATTTTGACTGCTATCATGCAGGGTAATAATGCCATCGCTACTCAGTTGGCAGAATGCTGCTGCAAGACCAACAACGCCATAACTGCTATGGATGGCAACCTCAAGTTGTCTATCTGTCAGCAGACCCACGCCATCAATGATACGGCAAATGCCAATGCTTTGATGCTCCGTGACAAGGCAGATGCTAACAATCAGTCTATCTTGGCTAAGTTGGATCAGATGCAGACACAGGCAATGCAGGATAAGCTCGATGCTTTGAGAGAGAAGAATAGTGCTCTGCTTGCTCAGATTTCAAACGAGCATCAGACACAGGCTTTGCAGTCTTATCAGGCGCAGGTCATCACACCAGTAAATGCAGCTTTGGCTGCACTGCAGGCGGAGGTGGCTGGTATCAAGTGCAAGTTACCTAATACCATCAGTGTTCAGTACCCTCAGTACGGAGTATTCAACAAGGACGTTTATACTGCTGCCGCCATGGGAGCTTATGCAGGTGATGTAGCGGCTTCTCGTTCAACTGTAGGATGCGGTTGTTAGGAAAGGAGGTAACTATGTTCCCTTTATATCCATTCAATCCATTTATTCCAATCGGTCAGAGAAACCAAATCAAACGTATTGATGTAGGAGGTATCTATGAACTGAAGACAAATGCTCAACAGGTCACAGATGCTAGTGTTGATTATGGTATCAATCCTTGCTACTACAATGCTTTGCCTTGCGAGTGCATTGTACTCTTGAAGATACATCAAGGAGTTGCCGCTGCAAGTGCGACACTTCCTGTCACAATCGTAACTCCAAATAGTGGCTCTACCACTGTTAACGGAACTGCCAACACTAGCGGAACAGCTTCCGGTACAACAAAGGTGCCAGTTGTTGATCATGCGGGAAATGCAGTGACGGGAGCTAGCGTTTCTGAAACTACGGAGGCTTTGGCATACATCAATAAGAAGAGCGGTATTATCCGACTGCTTGGGTTTCAGCAGCCTACAGGCGGCTAACAGAGTATTAACTATGGGACAGACTGAAAAGTCTGCCCCTTTAAAAGAGAAAGAAAATGTTTCAAGGACTAAGACAGTCTTCTCTCTTCTACATCTTAGACAAGGGAGGAGAAAAGCCGACTCTAAGAATCGGTCAAGTAATATCGGTCAGCAATCCTCAGCAGAAATATCCTAGCTACGTGCCAGGACAGACTCCGACATTGGAGACGACCGTTGATGTTAAGGTGCAAGTAGAAGACCAGCAGGTCAATTTCGAAAAGCTGCCATCTACGGCACAGATAGTGAACTTCGGCAATGAAGGTGTTGTTGTCAGTGACAGCAGAGAAGCTATGTGCGCCGAGATTGATGCTATGTTGCGACATTCAAAGGGAGTCGTGGAAAGTGTAGATTACCACAATGGAGTCATAAGCTCCTGCGAGGAAATGCTCACTAGAATCAACCCACAGATTGCTAAGGAAAAGCAGCAGGAAAAAGACATCAGTAACCTCAAATCAGAGGTCAGCGGCATGAAGGGAACGCTATCCAATATTGAATCCATGCTGTCTAAGGCTTTGAGCGGTAACAATTTTAAAAAGTAATTGCTATGGGATATATGGTAGAAATTACGGAAAACAAGTTCGATGAGCTTGTTGACAACTGCGAGGAAATGGTTCGAGCAGGTGGCAAGGTTATGAAGTGCTTGGATAGTTTGAAGCGTGAGCGTATGGGTAATCGTATGCCAATGCCAGACTATCGTGACAAGTGGGACGATGACGATTGGCGCGACGAAGACCGCTATGGAGAGCGACGCTACTATGGTCGCCGTGGTGGTGGACGTTACTAATGTTTAATTCGGTGGTGGGGATTTCTCCTGCCACCCTTAATAGAAAAAGCTATGGGAAAATGTAGAATGCCTTTGGATGCTTACGATATGAAGCCAGAAGGAATGATAGCATATCTGAGATATAACGGCTGGCACTTCAACAAGAAGGCTTGCGAGTGGGCAGTCGCTCAGATGAGAAAATACAACCCAGTCACCAAAAAGGATGAGGAGGTTGAATACATGGATAAGGATAAGGTTGAATCCATCCTTACCAAGCAGGGAGTGACGCTTGAAAATAATGTAGGCTATGATCATGTCTATGTGGCAAATATGATTAAGGCTGATTTCTATAAGTCTTCCATCGAGGACGAAGCTCACATGGCTTTGTTCGTGAAAGACATGGTTGATGATACCGACCAGAAGGATGGCTTCATCTTTAACAGATTCTATGCCGACTGCAACCATAATGGCATCGGCATTCCATGGGATGATATTTTATGATAAGTCAAGAGATATATCTAGAGAAGTATGATTGGAGGATTCTTGTGTTTTACGGTTTGAAAGCAGCAGATACCGATGAGGTATGCAACTCCCTTGTGCAGATTGGCTGCACAGAAAAGGCAGTCGAAAGCGCAAGGGAGCATTGTTTACGAGGAATACCGAACACGGGGCTAACCTACTCCAATCTTGCAGGTAGAAAGAGTGTGGTTGCTATTAGCAGGACCACATCAGAATATGAGTTCGTGAATACTGCCACACACGAAATGTTTCATGTTGTCACTCATATCTGCGAATCACTAGGTATTGACTTGAAAGACGAAGAGCCTTGCTATATGATGGGATGGCTCTGCCAGGCAGTTAGTAGGATATTCATTTAAAATTTAGAAATATGACGGACATTAAATTAATGGTGGATGCTGCAAGGCAGCTAAACCAAACTTGGAAAATGAGTAGTAATGATTTGGAGACAGGAAATATCCCAAACGATGTGTATAATGCTTTGTGCGAAGTGGATGAAGCCGTAACCAATCTGATTGACAAAGTCGGCGAAGCTACAAAAATCATTACATTAAGCAGTATCTACAAGAGCGTATAACTCTTTGATACTCAGTGAGTTAAATTTAATATTTTTAACTAAAATAAAGTGTGGTATATTTGCATATATCACATTTTTTTTGTACCTTTGCATATAGAAAGAGTGGTTATTTTGACTAACCACAGATTATGTTGAACCAATTAAAATCTTAAAAAGATGAAAGAAATTAAGGAAATCAAAAAGAATTATGAAATGGGATTCATTTCATCACAAGAATTTCTTTGTGAATATGCAGGTGTCCTTTCTAAACTTGGAGCGCAGGGTGAACTGATTGATGCTATGAATACAGTATTAGCTCCGCTTGCAGATTTCATAGTGAAGGACATCTTGAATGCCAGCGATGACGAGAAGAAACAGATTAAGGACTTCTTTAATTTTAAGTAGATATGGGTACCATTCTTTTAATAAACGGATTAATTTTTCTATTTGTCGTTGCGATAGTAGATTTAGCAATGAAACATTAATAAAACAAGCCCTCGACAACACGGTCAAGTCACTTATATGAAAGCAATTAAAGTAGCAGTATTTTTTGAAATGATGAAAAGACTTATGATACAGTATTCATTCGACGAGTTGCAGGGTACTACTTTCAGAAGTCATTTCAGTGCAGTTGGCCTAGGAGATACACAGGAGCGAAACGGCTTCTTCCTGGCAGCCTACATAACAGATAACTCTGTGTTACAAGATGGCTTCATGAAGGGAGTAAGAACTTATCTTGATGATGCAGTCGTATATAAGTACGATTCTCCTTACCAAGAGAAGGATGTGTTAGATAAAGAATTAATGTACATAATTGAGATTAAAAATGAAGACTAG